GCGGCCCATGCGGACGTCCTGCTCGTCGAATCGCTTCTCGCGCTCGACGTGGTAGTCATCGCGGGCGACCTGTTCGACGACCGCCGCGAGGAGACCCGTCGCAGCGTAGGCGAGCTGCGCCGCCGGCTGGATCGCTGCGGCACCCTCGTGATACAGGCGCTCTGCGCGATCGAGCCACTCCTGGGGTGTGGCGTTGGGCATGGTAATCCTCCTAGATGTCGAGACCCGCGGTCACGCGACCGTTGGGCTGGGGCATGATCGCGAAGCCGAACGCCGTCGCTACCCGATTGGAGTAGACGTCGAGAGCCCAGCGGCGATGACGCTCCCCGTCGTCGATCTCAGCCTGCCTGGGGCGCCGCCAGACCTCCACCGGGTCCATCCCCCACCGGCAGCAGAGATCGTCCAGCAGGCGCCCCACGGCGGCCTCTCCGGCGGCACGCTGACGGGCGACCATCCGCCACCAGTCGACGGAGAGTGCCTCGTCGAGACCTGCGTTCATCTTGGCCTGGACGGCGTCATGGAGCCGGTCGCCCTCCTCGGCCCCGAAGTGAGCGCGGTATTCGTCGCGGAGACTACGCACAGCACTCACCCAGCGGAGTTCGGTCGGCGCGAGTCGACCGGCGGGTGCGTCGGAGTGCACCGCAGGCCGAGCAGCAGATGTACACGCCTGGCCTCATCGTCAGGGGTCTGGACTCCAATACCTTGACGATCGGCGCCCCCTGGGAGACGGCGCGACTGATGTCCGCGTTGCTGAACGTGTCCGGCGTGTGCACGGTAACAGCCAGGACGACCGTCGTCTCGATCATGCTCACGAGCCACTCCCTTCGGGCGCTATGACGCGAGACGCCGCGCACTCTTCGGGCGTCCCGTTAAACCCGCAGGCGCACGACGGTGGCTCACCGGGCAGCGAGTCGAACCAGTCCGGGCCATGCTCGGGAGCGGGCGGATTGCTCGGCTCGGGCACGTAGCCAACGTTGTCGGCATCGACCTCCCACGGCGTCGTGGTCACGGTCCGCCGCAGCACGGGCTTCTGCTGCTCACGCGAGACGATCCGAGCAATCACGCCGTCGTGGTACGTCCAGACACCGCCGTCAGGTGACTCGACGCCCCACTGGGTGATCGAGTCACTTACGGCCGATGGCTCAGCTTGCTCGCTCATGGTCGTCCTCTCGGACCCGAGCGTGCTGCTCGAGCCACATTTTGAAAGTGACCCGCGGGACCGCGGCGTCGAAGTCGTCGTCCTCGAGCTGCATGAACGTCGCAGCCGACCCGTACGCGTGCGACGCCGGCACAGGAACGTCGGACTCGCGTAGGGCGTCGCGGGCGTCACGCTGGTCGTAGTACGCCTGCACCATCTCGCGGTGCAGGCACGCGGTGTGACACGAAGGTTGGCTCTCGGTTGGTCGAGGCATCCCACGCCGACAGCCGCCGCGGTACGGCTTCTCGGCGTCGTCAGGCATGGATCATCTCCTTGCACTCCTGGCAGTTGACGAGGTCTCGGTGGTTGTCGATCACGGCGTCGCCCGTGGCGTACTCCTCGCAGAGCCCCTGGCCGGGGAAGTACCAGTGGACGACGTCGTACGACGCGATCTCCTCGCGGGTCGGCGGCTTCATGCCCGCCACCACGGCCAGCAGCGGAGACACACGGGTGACGTGGGGAGGGGTTGCTCGGCTATCCCGTTGAGTCCACACCGGGTGTGGTGCAGGTCGATGACGTCACCCATCGGACAGGCTCTTCTCGGGTGGGATGGCGTCATCCCGTGAATGGGGCAGGTGGGGTCTGCTTCGACCCTGGTACCGAAGCAGCACTCGGCGCAGTGGGTCATCCCGTGGCCGTCGTCGCCGCGTCCAGGGCATGGCGGGCAGGGACAAGACCCGGACTCGGGCTCTGTCTTCTCGTGCAGGGCGACGGGGTGGTTGTGCGCGATGCGGTCGTCCAGGTGCCACCAACCCTGCCCGTCTTCCCAGCGAGCGGCGTCTCCTCCGCAGGTTGAGCAGCGCCCGAACACACGGTGCTGGGTGGTGAAGTTACCCATCGGACAGCACCCACATCGCCTCGAGTGCCGCGGCGGCGTGGAGCATGTCGCCGCGGCACTCAGGGGTGAGCTCGAACGTGACGTGACCGGTCGTTGCGCCGAACCACGTATTCCAGATCACGGGGTAGCCGGGGTCGTTGACGGCGCCCTCCATGCTCGAGTACGCCCGGCCCGAGCTGTGTGACAGCGCCCGGAGATCCGCGTAGATGCTCGACTGCCCGGTCGTCTTGTCGACACGCTCCATCACCTCCCGCATCGTCAGCGGCCGAGCGGAGTTGAACAGCACCGCCAGGACGCCGTCGCGCCGGGCGCGAACGCGGGCGTTGGCGCCGCGCCCTTTCCACTCGGCCATCACGCGACCTCGGCGTACTCGCCGGTGTTCCGTAGGAGCGTCGGACCTCGGTCGACGACGTTGACCGGCACCTCCCTGGGGTACATGCCGGTTCGGACCAGCCACCCGTCGTCGTACGCCTCCTCCCGATGCGACTCGACCTTCGTGTGACAACCGCCAGGTGTGGTTGCGGACCCGCAGAGCAACACGAGGTTCGAGAGCTCGTTGAGGCCACCGCGACCACGAGGGAGTCGGTGGTGGATGGAGTACGCCTGGAAGGCGAGATAGGTGCCGCACCGTTCGCAACGGAAGTGCGCGCGGGCGAGCACCGCTTCACGTTGCTCGTCGGTCGGCCCGGTGCGGTTGACCCTGCGCTTGATCGGCGAGCGCTTCACTGGGCGCCGCCCGCGATGGCTGCAACCTCGTCGACGAATGCGTCCATGTCCATCACTCTCCTTCGGCTCGGCTCTCGAGGTGCTCGTAGGCGGCGGCGAACTCCTCGGCTGCGGGTCCGGACGGGATGAGCGCCCGGACCCGCTTGCAGACGCGGTCCCAGTCGTGCTCGCCGATCTCGGGGTACTCGTCGCCCCAGAGGTCGCCAACCACGTCGGCGTCGACCAGATGGTCGAGCACTCGGTGGGCCACGATGTCGACCGCGACCGCGACCGCGAGCCGGTCGTCAACCACGAGTCAGCCCTCGCCGAACTCCGCGTCGAGCGCCGCCAGCTCAGCGCGCCGGGCAGCGCGCTTCTCGAGCGTGCGGGCGAAGGTGGCGGTCGACTTCACGGAGGCCGAGAAGTCGACGTACGGCATCGTGCGGGTGAGGTCTTCGGTCTCGACCGTCACCGACGACTTGCCGTCCTCGGTGGGCCGCACCGAGATCGACACGTCGTCGGGGCCCGTGACGGTGAGGTCGACGTACGCGTAGCCCTTGGGGAGCGACGGGAGGTAGATCCCGCCGACCTTGTCGGGCTCGGGCGGCGCGGCGGCGGCAGCGATGGCCTCGACGGTGGCCTTCTTGGACGGGTACGACGTCTCGTCCTCGCGGCCGGCGACGTCGGCCTTGACGGGCTCCCCGTCGACGATGAACCACGCGGTCTTCGCCTTCGGTGGCGTGCCGGCGTCTTCGGCGCCGGGGATCTCGGGCTGGGTCTCGTCGGTCATGTCGTGTCCTGTTCATCGGTGAAGGGGTGATGAGGGTGAGCAGTTTTGACCACGTGCTCAGGTGGACCGGTTGCTAATTTTCCCGATACTGCCTCGGGCGTTTGCGGGTGCAGGGCCCCTCTCCGCATAGCCTCGGGTCGGTCACGCCACCGGCACAGACCTCTGGTTCGTGGGGGTCAGACGTCGACCCGTCGGGTGACCGAGCGGACGTGGTCGACGAGCCGCTTGAGACCGTCGGCGTGCTCCTCGATCGTGCGGGCGACGGTCGAGTCGTACATCTTGCCGGTGACGGCGGCCGGGTCGGCGGGCTCCTCGGAGGTGAGGATCGGCGCGAGCCGGTCGACGAGGACGGCGATGGCGACACTGAGCTCGCCGCGCTGGTAGTCGAGCGCGTCGAGCGCCGAGACGACGCCGGGCTGGGACGGCTGCGGGGTCGACGGCGCGAGGCTGCCGGTGTGGGGGCGTGCGGACTGGTCCTGGCTCATGAGTATCTCCTGGGTGAAGGGGCAGGGCGCCTCTGGGGTCCAGAGGTAGCTCTCGTCGATGAAGGCGATCGTCCCTGCGGTCATAGGCCAGTCCTATCATGCTCGATCCGGGTCCACAACCCTCCCGACCGAATAATTCCAATAATGGATCTTATCGGACATTCTTGCTCGCGCCCCCTTGACGAGGCGCGACCTGCGTGTATAGGTTCACGCTATGACCCAGCCCGAGACGCTCACCCAGCCCGAGAAGATCCGCCTCGCACACGCCATCGGCCACGTGAGCGACGAGCCCGACTTCGACCACGGCACCTTCCTCCGGAAGGTCGCCGACGAGGTCGAGTCGATCATCCGAGATCGCCGCGCCGCCGTCGAGGTCGAGCTCACCGACGCCGAGAGACAGGCGCTCGCCGACGCCGCTGTCATCCACCTCGGTGACGAGGTCGACGTGGGTGACATCTGCGACGTCGTGGCGGAGATCCTCAAGGAACGCCGCCTGGACCAGCCCGCGATCCACGTCCACGACCTCCAGCTCCCACCCGGCGGCGACGTCCGCGTCACCTACTGGCCGAAGACCCACGCCGAGGCCGTCGCCATCGTCCGCGACATCGACGGCGCCTGGACCACGGACCGCACCAGTGAGACCCTCGAGGCCATGAGGTGCGCACACGACGGCGTCGGCATCACCATCTACCTATCCGTGCCCCGCAAGGAGCCCGAGGTCCGCACGCCGGCCGCCACCGCCATCCTCGCCGAGGCCCACGGTGCCTGAGCCATCGCCCGAGAGGGCTCGGAAGCGACCTGAGTCGTGGGAGGCGGTCGCGCGGGCGCTTGGTGACCGGTTGGAGTACCGAGCCGACAACTGCCCGGTCGGCTACTTCTCCAACCAAGACAACCCCCGAGGCGTTGGCAGCTTCAACGGCGAGCCGGGTGAGCACCATGACCCCGACAAGGCTGCTGCCGAGTGTCCGTTCTGCGCCGACACAATCGCCTATCGCCGGTTCGTCGCGCGCACCCGAGGTGAGCGCTACGAGCCGAGCGCTACGCCCGGAGAGGCGCGTGGCTCCTGATGGTCGCACCGCGCCGCAGGCGACGTCGACAGCGCCCGCTGTTCGACGAGCCATCTCGGCACGCGCAGGAGCAACTCTCCGGCATCCGCGCGACCGCTGACGGCGTCTGCTCGAAGCCCGGGTGCCCACAGGACGGCGTGGTCCTCCAGAATCAGCGGATCACGCGCTACAAGAACGGCTGGGCGCACGTGAGCTGCATGTCCGGCTGGGACGACGAGTAGCTCAGTCGTCTTGGGGGACGAGAGCTACGAGGATGCCGCCCGTGAGCATCACGGCGGGGTTCACGAGGGCAGGGTCGAACAGCGGGCAGGGGATCGGCGCCGACCAGTCACCGCGGAACAGCTCGGGCTCACCCGGGTCGTCGAGGACGTCGCAGGGGATCGGTGGCGACCACTCACCGAGTGTCATGGTCACGCGTCGGGTCCCGTCCGGATCAGGAAGTACGTGTACGCGGTGTCGGCGTCGAGGGTGGCGTCGACGTACGGACTGGTCTCGCCGGTCGCGATGACGGTGGCCCCGCTGATCGTGGTCGGATCGTAGCCGGGGTCGCCGAACTCGTCACCGGAGCCGTCCTCGGTGGTGAGGATCGGTACACGGAGGACGGTGACCCCGAAGTCGGCACCGAAGGGCTCGTCCCAGGTGATGGTCGCCGAGGTGTCGCTGGTGCGGCTCAGGTCGCCTTCGAAGGCGGCGAGACCCGGCACAGGGTCGATTCCGGGCGGGTCATCGGACCCGGTGGGCGCGCCGATCAGGGTGAGTGCGGTGCCGCCGATGAGCGCCGGCTCCGGGGAGTCCTCGCCGGCCAGGGGCCAGTAGTAGGCGATGTCGTCGGGCCGGACGTCGACCGCGCGAGCACCGCCTGCGAGGAGCGCGACCTCCTCGACGGTGACCGGGTTGTCGTCTTCGATCCGCCAGATGCAGACGTCAGCGAGGTCGCCGTCGGCGAACAGGGCGGCTGCGTTGCGGGACATGAGGTTGAGGACGTAGTTGCCGAAGGTGCCGGTGTTCTCGAAGGTCTGCGAGTCGGTGAGGACTTCGGCGGCGCCGTCGACGTAGACGGTTTCGACCTCGCTGGTGTTGGGGTTGGCGAAGTCGGCGTTCCACAGAATGTGATGCCACGTGGCGGACGACGGGACACCGGAGGGGAGGGATTCCTCGGCGTAGCCGCCGTCGCCGCGGACACCGACCTTGAAGCGCCCGGCGCCGGACTCGTTGCCGAGCACCCGGAAGGTGCCGGCGTTGGAGTTCGCGGTCGCGGAGAGTTCGGCGATCATGTCGTCGTCGGAGGCGAACGTGCTCTTGAGCCAGAAAGCCATGGCGATCCTGGTGGCCCCGGCGAGGTCGGCCAGGGAGGTGGCGGACTGGAGCGCCTGACTGGAGCCATTGAAGCTGCGGGACATGTGAGGCGTCTCCTACGTGGTCTCGTTGAGCATGACGACGGTGTCGGACCGATTGGGCGTGAGGCCGTAGCAGTCCTTCCACATGTTCGGCTCGAACCCGTCGCGGTCGTCGATGACCCACAGCACGGCCGACGGGTCGGACGCTTGGTCGGCAAGCGAGTGGACGACCTCACGGCCCTCGTCGGGGTTGTGGAGCGCCCAGTAGCGGGTGTACCCGGGGAAGGTGTGGCCGCCGAGCCAGTTGCCGTCGTACTGGACGCCGGTGACGATCTCCAGCTCCGTGTGGCCTTCGACAGGCTGGCCGTCGACGATGCTGTGGTAGATGCCGCCGTCGACGAAGCACTTCGTGACCCGCCCGCCGTGGATCTCACCGCCGCCCCAGGGCGCGAAGTTCAGCGGCGACGTCTCACCGTCGTCGTGGACCAGCCGTCCCCGTTCGATGACCCAGCCGTCCCCGGCGTACACCTCGACGAGGTCGCGGTGACCGCCCGGGTTGGAGGCGGCCGACGGCTGCTCGAAGAACGGTTCGATGAGTTGCCACTCGTCGCCGGCCGCGGTAAAGGCGTTCTCGCAGCGCATGACGTGTGGCCGGCGGATGATGGTCTGGTAGCCCTGGTTGAGGATGCCGACGTACGCCGAGACGCCTTCGGGGGGTCGGATGGTGATGCCCTCGACCTCGCAGCCGACGGCGCCGGGCTGGATCTCGAGGGCGATGGTGTTCTCGCCCTGCGGGGTCCATAGGCAGTCGCGGAGGACCTGACCTTCACCCGCGAGGTTGACTCGGCTGGTGAACTTGTAGCCCTCGAGCACGAGGCCGTCCTCGGCGAAGGTGCCACCGGGGCGCGTCTCGAGGTTGCCTTCGGCGATGCCGTTGTAGAACAGGCCAGTGTTCGCGTTGGACAGCTCGTAGCCGTGGTCGACGGGCCCGTTGTTCGGCTCCGGGTCGTAGTAGATGATCGACCCGTCGCGGAGATTGCGGACGCCGAGGTCTTCTCGGAAGTACCACTCGCGCGGCGGCACGACTAGGCCACCGTACGGAGCCAGACGTCGACCCCCACGAGCATGCCAGGCGGCTGCTCCTCGCCGCCGAGCCATAGGACCGGGAGGTTGGTGCGGGCGGTCGGGCGGTCGGGCCAGGTGTCGCTGAACCAGACGCCGAGGAGGACGAAGGCGGGTAGGTCGCCGAGAGCGACCGGGCCGCCTCCACCACCTTCCTCGAGTCCGGCGACGAGATCCTGGGCCTGGGTGAGCAGGGACTCCATCTCGACCAGCGCCTCAGTGGTCGCCGTCGACGACACGGGACGCATGGCGATCTTGCCGGCGCCGCGTACCGCTACGAGCTTCGCCATGGTTACGAACCCTCCTCAGCGGTGGCCGGGAATACGGTGAACGTCGATGCCGCGGGCGTCCACAGCGTCACGACGTCAGCGCCCTTGGTGGCCGTGGCGCGCCAGGGGTACGTCTGGATGGTTGATCGGTCGAGGACGATGGTCGCTTCGGCGGTTGCGCCGAAGGTGATCCTGTTGGCTTCGTCGGCGGTCATCTCGAGTTCGAGCAGCACGAGGTCGTCGTCGTACGGGGCGAGGATCTCGCAGACGAACTCGACGCCTGCCCAGTCGGCGTCGAGGCCGGCAGGCGACTCCAGGATCCACCGCCAGGTCGCCCCGGCGGTGCCGCTGAACCCTTCGGTCCCGTCGGCGTAGAACGCCGGCTGGGACTGGAGGATGACGTCGTCGAACGTGGCGGTCACGTCAGGAGCTCGGGCTTGATCGACACTGATGCGACCGTCTCGTCCAAACCTTCGTCGTGTTCCAGTGAGGTCGGAACGCCGGTGGTCTCGATGGCCGCGGGTCCGGCCAGCACCTCGCCCTTGACGACCTGCACGGCCACCTCAGCGGACGGGGTCGTCAGGTAGCGCACGAGGGCCATGACGGCGCCGAGGGCGATGATGATGGCTCCGGTCTGCTTCTCGGTGAGCGGCACGTCGAACGCGACGAGGACGCCGAAGATGCTGGCAAGGACGCCGATCAGGAGTGCGGGCTCGCGGACGAGCTTGGCGATGAGCGCGGACATGGAGGGCCTCCTACTTGGTGGGGAACCGCTTGCGGGTCTCGCGGAGCTCGGCGAGGTCGACCTGGAGGGCGGCCACACGCTTCGGGTGCCTCCGCCTCTCGTGGTAACGGATCGCGTCGCGGATGGACTCGATGGCGTCGTCGAGGGACTTCCCGATGCCGGCGGGGTCGACGGGCTTCTCCGCGGGGCCGAAGCCGGGCAGCCAGAACCCATTGAGCACGGGCGCGGCGAACATGAACGGGACGCCCCACTTGGTCGGGAAGAAGGAGCCGCGGACGAGGTCGACGGAGCCGGTGGCGACGGCGTCGTTGGTCCAGTTCAGCATCGCGTCGAGGTTGCGCCGGCCCTCACGGAATCCAGCGACGGTGGTGACGTGGTCGGACGGGTTGCCGTCGTCGGGACGGCCCCAGAAGGCGACCATGCCGCGTCGCACGTCGCGGAGGTCGAAGACCCGCAGGTTCTTCGGGGTCATCGCGGCTGCCGCCGCGGCCGAGGGCGCGACGATCGGGAGCTGGGCGGCCTGCCGGGCGAGGGAGAGGCAGAGGCGCTCCCACTTGTCGGGGCCGGCGTGCGCGGCGCGCAGGAACGCGAACTGCTCGGGCCGGGTGCCGGGGGACTTCTGGGTGACGGTCACGATGCACCGTCCTCCTGCTCACCAGCGGCGCCGGTGTAGGGGTTCTCGGTGTCGGCGTCGTTGACGAGCTCGCTGTCCTCGTCGGCCGGGATGGCGTCGGCGTGCGGGTTCATGGTGCGCTCCTCGTGGGCTGGGTCGGTGTGTCGTCACCGATCATCGCACCCTGGGCCCACGAAGGGCGGGAATCAGCGCCGTGAGTGCGTCAGCGGCACCGCAGAGGCCCCGACGCCCACGGGGCGCGAGAAGAGCCGCGGGAAGGTCAGCGCAGCGACGATGACGCCCACCTGGATGGCGGCGATGACGAGGGTGAACTCGCTCGGCGGGGCATGCAGCGAGATGGCCCTGGCCTGCCCGAGGGAGCAGACGGCCGAGAAGGCGAGGATGATGAGGCCCCAGACGTGCAGCACCGGGGTGAGCCGGCCCCAGAACTGGCCGAGCCGGAGCGCCTGGGTGAACGAGGCGGTGAAGCCGAGGATGCCGGCGAGCCACCGGTATCCGGTCGGGTGGGCCGTCAGGAAGTCGAGCACGGCTTCGATCATCGGTCGGTCTCCTTCTTGGTCTCCGCGATGCTGCATGTGAGATCCGGCGCCTTGTACGGAGCCATCTTGCTGTCCGGCAGGGCTCCGTAGGCGCGACGATACCGCGCGTCGGCTCGCTCGAAGGCTTCCAGCGCGGTGTCGAGATCCGCGGTTGTGGCCCGCGGAGGGACCGCGCGGAGCCGGGTCACGATGCGGAATACCTCGGCGAACGTGTCGGTGCGCTCGAGGTCGGCGGCGTCGAAGGTGGCCCGCTTGTCGCGGGAGACGTTGATCTTCTCGGTCAGGGCGGTGCCCCAATCGCGCAGACAGCCGGCGTAGCGGGCGAATGCGGCAGCCTGCTCCTCGGCCTCCTGGGTGCGAGCCTGGGCCTGCTCGACCTTCGCGCGGTCGACGGCGCGGTCCGTGACGAACCACACCGTGCCGACGCCGATGACGAGGAGCGCGACGACGGTCACGATGGTGCGGGTGCCTGGCGTGTGCGACATGGTCGACCCTTCGTCGGCGTGCTGCATGCTCGGAGGCTTACCCCACCTGATGTACGACCAACCCACCCCCGCGCCCGCGCTCGCTAGAGCCGTCCCGAGGTAACTCAGCACGAGGATGGGCCAACTCACGTCTTCCCTCCGGCTGGCGGGCCGTCGTCGTCGGGATGCTCCCGGCGGCGTAGGTAGTTCTTCCCAAGGTACCCGCCGAGCAGCCCACCGATGATCGTCGCGAACGGGAGTCCCTGTTCACGAAGAACGATCATCGCGTAGCCCAGATACCCGAGCAGCACCACGGTGACGAGGGCGTCGAGCCAACGCGAGGGGGCGTCCCTGGATGATCTGGGGCGGTGCCTGCCCTGCTCCATCGCGCCGCCACCCTCCGAGTCACATTCAGTCAAGTCAGGGTAGCCGTCGAACTTCCGATTTTCGGACGGTTCGACCTAGGCCCCGAACTTCTTCTCCCATGCCGCACTGAGCACCTTGGCGATCACGTCTTCCTGCGACCCATTGGACACGAGTCCCACCGGGTCGATGATGATGGAGTCCTGGCCGCCGACGTACTTGGTGCGTCCGATCGTCCAGTCGACCCACGGCGAGGCGACACCGCCGATCAGGCTGACACCGAAGGAACGAACGAGTTGGCCGGCTCTGACGCGGCGGAGGTCGACCGGTTGGAGGTTGCGGCCCAGGAGGAGCCATCGGGTGGTCTCCACGGATGCGGTGTAGCCGGGCTTGGACTTGCCCTGAGCGAGGATGCCCTGGACGTGAGCCACGGCCTCCGGGGTGCTGATCTCCCCCAGGGCCGTGGCGTCGACGGCGGCCTCCTTGCGGTACGCGGCACTGGCGATCGGGTCGCCGTCGAACACGCTGGCGAAGACGCCGGTGGTGTGTATGTAGCGGAGCTGAATGTCGGAGGCGTACTCGTCGTACGAAATGGGCAGGTCGACGCTCTCGGGAAACAGGAAGTACGACGGCACGGTTGGGAGGCTCTCGAGCCGAAAGACTCCATCCTCCCAGACGGTCCAGAACTTCCCTGCGGCCTCCTGTGCGGCGTCGAGCAGCTCGCTGACGTAGGACGGCTTATTGAGGCTATCGTCGCCGCCGACGGCGGTGGAGCGGATGGTGGTGGGTCGAGAGCAGTAGGCGAGGGCACCGCGGGCGATGCCGGTGTCGACCGCGGTGTCGGCGACACCCGTGGGCGCCCCGGTGTCGTTCGACGCGTAGCACAGCGTCGTCGTGGCCTGCCGTCCCAGCCCGACGGCATGGATGGTGCCGGCCAGCCGGTCGATCTCGTCGATACGACCCTGGAAGGCGACGCTGCCGCCTGAGTAGACCCGGTACCGGGCACCCATCTTGAGGGCCTGATGTCGGTAGTTCGGGGGGATGACGAGAGTGACGGACGACTCGTCGCAGCCACCCGCGGAGGCGCCGAACGACGTCGACCATTCAGGGAGGCTGTAGCCGACGCCGAGCTCGTCGACCCAGGTGTCTCCGAGACGGACAGTGAGTGGGGCCCGCATCAGCCCTCCGGGTTGGTGTGGCCGCGCGGGTAGTAGCGCGCGACAGCGGCCGGGTCGACGGCGTCGGTGACCACGAGCACTCGGTTGCGACCCGGTTCGAGTTGGTGTCGCCCGAGCGCGTGGACCTTGGACCCAGGTGAGGCGTGATGAGAGGGGGTGCTGTCGCGGTCGCCAACCACGATGCTCTGCGCCGGCCAGTCGAACGTGGGGGACTCGAGGGCGAGGAAGTTCGCGTGGGCGGCGTCGGGGTCGTCGGCGGGAGTGCCACCGCAGTCGACGATGGTGTAGGCGCCGATGTCGATGTTGAGCAGGTAGCCGTCGTCGATGACCGGCGCCTGCCCGGAGGTCAGGTTCTTGACTCGGATGAGAAGGCGGGCGTCGGAGTCGGCGGACACCTTGAGGAGGGGAAGGGTGATCTGGCCGATGACGTAGTAGTGGTAGCGACCGGCGTCGAAGGCAATGCTCGGGGTGAAGCTGGGGTCGACGACGAGGAGGGGGATGCTGTTCTGGTAGACCTCGGCGGTGACGACGGGGTGACCCCCATCGGAGTCCGCGGTGGTCGCGCGAGCAACGATGTCGTAGGTCCCGTCGGGCAGGGTCGCCAGGGGCATGACGTAGATGGTCTCGTCGCCGTTCTCGATCTGGTCGTGCCACCCGGAGGTGGTGTTCACGTCGGAGGTGCGGTCCGATGTGGAGTACGAGACGCGCCACGGGCCCAGTGCGGGCATGTAGGTCCCGTTGGGGTCGGTGAACGAGTACGTCAGACAGGTCCCAAGTGGGGCGTCGTTGCTGACTTCGATCGACCCGCGAGCGTCCACGGCACCCTTGACGTCGAAGGAGAACATCTTCTGCCGGAGCGTCCCGATGCTCGCTCCGGCGTCGATGGCGGTGAGGCTGATGTACACGTACTCGGCGCCCGGCAGCAGGAACGGCCCGAGCCACTCGTACTGGAAGGTCACGCTGTCCCAGACTCCGGCCGGAACTCGGTAGTAGATCCGATATCCACCATCGTCATCTGTGGGCACCACGGACTCGACAGTCAAGTTCGCCGTCGACCCCCCGCTCGAGCTAACCATCACGCTCTGCGAGTCCACCAGCGGGCCACTCACGAAGGTGGCATCGAGCACGAGCAGAGGGGTCACCGAAGCGTCGAACGTGAAGCCCGTGAAGACGATCCGGCCGATGCGTGGGCGGCCCTCAGGCGGAACTCCCGTGGGGGCGTAGGTGACGACCAGGTCTCCACTCGCGTCATCCATGGCGGCGGTGATGTAGTTGCCCGACACGGCAGCGCCGGTCTCGGAGCCGGCGTTGAGCACTTCCTCGACATCTGCGCCTGCGGGAAGGGTGGCGACCTCTTCGTTCATGGAGCGCACCCACGCCCCGCACGTCAGGGAGATGACGTACTTCCGCTGGAGCAGCGTCTCCTCGAGATCGTTCTCTCCGAGGTCGCCGATCGCGAGGGCCGACGCGGCGACTTCGAACACGGCCCACGGTGCAATGGCCCGCGGTGGGCGCCAGAACGCCAGGGTGGGGCGGTAGAGCACCTCCATGAGCTCGCGCTCGGCGCGTCCCAGGACCCGGTCGTCGTCGCCGGTGACCCACACGGTGAACTTCATCTCGCGTGGCCCTTGGCCGTCGCCCACGATGTACTGGAGATCGTCGAGGAACGTGTCGATCACTCGGGTGATGGACTCCGAGTTACCGAGGGTGGTGCCTTCGCCGGTGACGTACATCTCGTACGGTCGGGTCGCGGGAGACTGGTCCGAGAACAGGCTGTAGGCCGTTTCGAACGTGTCCCCGATCAGTAGCCGCGGATCCGGGTCGGTGGTCAACGTGCTCTCCTCACTCCGGCACGAGTGCCCTTGGTGAATGCGCCGCCGACTCCCGCGACGATCTTGTCCGCGGCCCGGTCCTGGGAGCCCGCGATGGCGGCGGCGAGGTCGCGGACGTCACGTCGGAGGCCCGCGACACCATGTCCGAGGGAGCCGTCGTTGACGTCGACGGCGACCCGGTTGCCGCGTGCCGCCGACGCGTCGCTCTCGCGCTGGTCGTCGGACCGCTTGGACTCTCGACCCTTCTTCGCCTTCTCGGCGCGGTCCTTGCGGTCCTCCTTGGCGTCGCGGGCTTCGTCGAGCATCTTCTCGTACCGACGCATGAGTCGCTCGAGGCTCCGGATGCGCTGGTTCATCCGCGTCACTCGCTCCCGGAGATGGCCCACAACCTCAGCCTGGTCGGCGATCTCGGCGTCGAACCGGATGCTGCCGGCTGTGTCGCCGGCTCCCTTCTGGGCGCCGGTCATGGCGTCGTACTTCGCCTGGTACTCGGCGAGCTGGGCCGGGGTGAACTTCGCGAACGCGTTGACGAGGTCGGCGTTGCCGGACGCGACGACGGACTCGAAGGCGCCTCCGGTCAGGTACTGGCCGATATAGGACTCGGCGTCCTCGAAGGCTCCGGCGGTGATGGTGGCGTCGACGATCGTCTTGATGATCTTGTCGAAGGAGGGGACGCCGGAGGGGGTCGCTCCAGGGGCCCACGGGTTGGTCTCGCCGGTGAACGGGTCGACGGTGAGGCCGGACTGGATGCCCTTGGAGAGGTCGGCCTGTGCGTTGATGAGGGCGTCGTACGCCGCCTGCTCCTTGGCGAGCTTCTTCGCCAGCTTGTCGCGCTCGCGGGTTTCGTTGCGGAGGGCGCGCTCGCTGTGGTGGATGGCGTCGCGGAGGCCGACGATGAGTGCCTGGAGTTGGGGCCCGCCGAAGTTGATGCCGGACCCGAACCCGGCCGATCCTGCGAGCCCACCGTCGGCCATGCCAGGGAGGTGGCCGTAGCGGGACCACAGCATCGACCGGTCGCGCCGCACGAGCTCCTGAGGGATGACGACCTCGCCCCTGTGGACGATGCCGGCGACCTCGTGCTTGGCGCCGTCGCCGGTGTAGCCACCCTCGGCCTTGCCGGGTGCGGCGATGGCGACGGGGATGACCATCCGTGAGGAGATGGCGGCACGGAGGGTGTCGAGCTTCGAGCGGGCAGAGGACGTGTCGGCGTCGATCGGGATGCTGCGGGTGTGGCCGGTGAGGTCGTCGAGGTAGGAGTCGAGGTCGGTGACGGCGCCGGAGGCGTCCTCGATCGGCTTCTTGTCGATCTTGGGTCGGATGGTCTTGCGGCCGATGAGTCCGAGGTCGTCGGCGAGACCCTGGGCGGCCTTGCGGGTTTTGCCGGCGGCCATGGCGGCGTCGATGAATCCCCGTCGGGCGTTGGCGAGGAACTTCACTCGGTCGAGCCCGCGGAGGTTGCGGGCGTACTTGAGGGCCGAGTCGGCGATCTTGTCGAGGGCCGCCTGGGTTTCGCGTCCCTCGTCGGTGAAGACGTTGAGTCCCCTGCCGTTCTCCTTCACGGTCTCGGAGAAGTCGGCGAGCGCTTGTGCGTAGTCGCGCAGGGAGCCGCGCTTCTCGAGGAGCGCGTTGATGGAGGCGAGGGACTCCTCGAACTCGGCGGCCGACTGGGATGCCACGTGGAACTGGTCGCTGGTGTAGTCAAGGCTGGGGCCCAGCAGGTTGTACAGCGCGTCAGCGCCCTCCTTGACGCCGGAGCCGACCTCGAGCCTCTCCTGGCGGATCTTCTCGCGGGCGGCGACGATCCGGTCCGCCATCCGCTCCTCGGCGGTGGCGTAGGTGTCGCCGAGTCCGATGGCCTCGTAGATGCCGTTGAAGAAGTCTTCGGCGCCGAAGTCCTCGTTCATGGTGGCGAGATCCTGTCGGCCGAGCTTGATCGCGGCGCGGAGCTGTTCGATGCTGTCGCCCGCGTGCTCGACGTTCTGGTCGAAGGTCTCGACGGAGTCGGAGCCGGCGTCGAAGGATGACTTGAGGTCGAGCAGTCCACCGACTCCGGCTCCGACGGCGGCGCCCCATGGGCCGCCGAAGGAGCCGATGAGCGCCCCCGTGGCCGCGTTGGACGCCCCGACCTTGTCGGCGTAGCCGCTCACCACGGCCGCTAGGAGCGCCGTCTGAGCGACGGCGGGTCCGATGGACTTGGCGTACGCCGTCACCGCCCCCCGCGCCTCCATGGCTCGCGTCTGCTGCGCCAGGAGGGTCTTGTTGCCAGCCTCGGTGGCGTACGCCATCTCCTTCTGGATCTGCGCCGTGGAGCGACCCGAGTAGAGGACGGCGTTGCCGAGGTCGCGCCACGCGAACCGGGCCGCGGCCGCGGTCTTCGTGGACGCGAACAGCGTCTTGCCCATCCGGCCAGTCGTGATCTCGGCGAGGGCGACGGCGCGTCCGTAGATGCCGACTGCGGCGCCAAGGGCGATGAAGATGGTGCCGAGTGGGGTGTCGGCGATGGCGGCAATCACGTCGAACAGCGCGGTCAGGCCGGGGATGAGCACGTGGCCGATTGGGGCCGCCGCCTCCAGGAGTTGGATGATGGCGTTGGAGATCGACACGATGAGGTCGACGACTTCGGGGCCCATGGTGTGGACGTAGTCGAGGAACTCCTGGAAGCCCTGGTTGGTCTCGAGGTTGGCGGTCGCCTCCGCGAAATCACGAGAGAACTTGAGGAGCCCAGACGAGAAGTCTTGGGTGGCCGGGTCGAGGGCGATCATGACGTTCGAGATGCCGAGGACGAGGTTGCCGAGGGTGCGGCCCATGTCGAGGATGATCGGCTTGGCGTCGTTCTCCATGTAGTCGAAGAACTTCGTCCACCGTTCGGAGGCCAGGTCGGCGCCACCGTCGGCGGCCAGCTCGCCGATGCCTTCGGCGATGTTGCGGATGATCTCCTCGACCTGGGGCCCGCGCGCCAGGAGGCTCTCGATGCCCTCTTCGAAGCCGGGGAACATGCCCTCTCGGGCGGCGTCCTGGAGGTCGTCGACCACGGGCCGCAGAGAGTCGAGGAACATCGCGAACTGGGCCCCCGCCGGCCCCATGTCCTCGAGCGCCTGCTGCATCTTGACGAGGTTGTCGGTGGTCGGCTCAATGCTGTACTCGTTGACTGCATCGAGAGCGTCGCCCATGCCGTCGAACGCCAGGAGCATCACGCCGGCAGCCGAGCCCGCCATGAACAGCCCGGTCGACAGCCCAGCGAGCATGGGGATCGCGGCGGCGCCGAGCGGCGCGATGGCTGGCGCGAGAGCCATGAAGCCCTGCGCCAGCCACGCGGTCCGGTCGTTCGTGGTGTTGATCTCCTCGCGCACCCCACGCACGGATGCCTTCGCGGCCATCATGGCGCGCTGGAAGTCAGAGACGTCGCCCTTGACTCGCGTCATGACGGTGCGGTCGGTCACGTCCTAGCCTTCCTGGCTGGCCGGCGGTGAGCTTGAGCCTCATCTTCGGTCATGGTGCGAGCGAAGTAGTGGACGCCATCATCCCAGCCCTCGGGGAGTTTACGGCGTTCCGCGTCCTCGCGTTTCGCGCGCTTGAACCTCTCGACAGCCTTCGTGGCGTAGCAGGTCTCGGTGTCGATCATGAACACCTGGGACTGGTGGGCGACCGCGCGTGGCAGACCGCATCCACACGAGCAGAGCCCTTCGTCCCACTCCGCGAGCGCGAGCGCCTGCCCGCGGGCAATGTCATCCCAGACCGACTCCCGCATGACGGTGGTGGTGCCGGTGAGCACCCCTTCCGCGTCGCGGTGCTCGTGGACCTCCTTCGGCACCCACCCGTCTTCGAACTCGCGGAGCGTTACCCCGAAGCGCTCTGCGATTCGGAGGCGCCGTCGGAGAGCCGCCGAAGTGCTGACGGCAACGTCGATTTTGGGAGCTTCGTCACCACCCGGTTTGCCTCCTGGCAGGTCTTCTCCAGCTCAGCCCACTCGCCGGGGTTGACCTTCTCGGTGAACTGCTGCCAAGTCCCGCAGTCGTCGTGCTCGCAGCCCTTCCGCGTGCAGTCGGCGAAGACCGGGTCGTAGAGACTCATCTTGATGAGGTCGTCGTCGACAGCCTCGCGGTTGAACCCCATGTAGGTGTCGATCTGGTCGCCCGGCCGGGGCGGGCGCTTCGCGCAGATCGCGCGGTAGACGTCCTTGGAGACGGCGCGGAACCGGAACCACACGGCGGCGGCCGACAGGGGGCCTGCCTCGAACTCCTCGAGCTCCTTGGCGAGCTTCGTGGTCTTCGCCGACGCCTTGCCCTTCCCGAGACGCGGAGAGGCGGCGTCCTTCGCGATCTGCTCGGAGAGGGCCTCCTGCCGCTCCTGCCACTCGTCGAGGAGCTTGGGGGCCAGGATGATCTGGCAGGCTTCCTCGCGGAGCTCGAAGTTGCTGCCGAGAGAGCCGAGGAGCGCGGCGCCATCGACCGGAGTGGGGCCGCTCACGACTCGTTCACCGTGGCGCCAGCGGCCTCGACTTGGGCGCGCATCGCCTCGGAGATCTGCTCGCCCGGGATGGAGTTGCCGTCGGCGTCGACGAGGTGCGCCTTGAGGACGTCGATGCTGACGTCGAGATCGTCGATCACGATGCCGCAGGACAGGGTGATGCTGCGGTCGGTCGCGGCGGTGTCGAGGCCGGTGATCGCGAAGCCGTTGGCGAGGGTGCACTTACCGAGGTCAAGCTCGATCCCCATGTCCGTGGTGAGAATCACCGACAGGTCGCCGTCCTGGCGCTTGAACGAGAGATGCATTGGGCTGGGCCTTTCGTTGTGGGCTGGGCTGGCTGGGTGAACAACCGCTGCGCGACCCCAGCCCGGCGTCGCGCAGCGGTTGACTCAGGATGCGTCGACGACGCCTCGGACCGGCCCCGCGTTCTTGTACGACGCGGCCTGCTGGATGAAGAACTCGGCGTTCTCGTCGGTGGGGTCGCCCATGTCGATCTGGGCACCGACCTTCATGTGGTGCGCGCGGTAGCGGTCGCCGGTGTCGAAGGGCTCGTCCTCGGCGTCGAGGCCGCGACGCTCGACGAAGACGACCTCGGTGCCGTCGACGAGGGCGTCGAACAGCTCGTTGCCGTCCGCGCCGGGCGCACCCTGCGGGTCGTAGACGTACTGGAGGTCGCCGAACGTGAACGTCGTCCGGTTGAGCTGCTCGAGGGTGACCTTGGAGCAGAGCCGGGCCGGCTTGTTGCCCTTCGCGGTGGACCCGGTCGGGGCCCAGCCGGCGGGGTAGAGGTAGCACGAGACGTTGATTCCCGCGTCGAGCTCGGCCAGCGTGATGCCGGTGAGGTCGTCGGGAATGTCGAACAGCGCGACAACGCTGATGTTGCCGAGGGTCGGAGTGCCCTCGGGGTAGACAGCAGTCATGGGGTGTCCCTCCTAGGACGTGGTGGCGTCGCCGCCGGGGTTGGTGTTGGTCGTGCCGCCCTCAGGGGCCCCAGCGGGCGGGAGGGACGTCTTGGGCTTGAACCCGAGCGGCCGGCCGTGACGCGTGATCGGCTTGCCTTCGAGGACCGGGTACTTCATGCGCTTCGCGAAGGCCCGCGACAGGGTGGTCTCGCCTCCCGACGGGAGCTTCACGCGGACCCGCTCGGACGGGTCCCTCTTCGACTTCGCCATCACGGGCCTCCCACAGGCATCCGGCGGCGGGACGAAGCGCCCACCGCGTACTCATCCACACCGTAGTAGACCGGTGACCCGTCGGGACGGATTGCGTCGTCGGAGCGCCAGATTCGTGGTGACGTCTCGACGCTGATGAGGCCCGTCGGGAGGTCATCGACCTGGAGTCGCCTCCCGGCGAGAGCGTCGCGGATCGCCTGGCCGGCCCACTTCGCCTGCCACCGGGAGCCGCCGACGAACTGGATGGCACAGAAGGTGGAGTTGCGGGTATGACGGCCCGAGAGTCGGAGGTTGAACGGTAGGCCCACGTTGGCGGTGTAGACGGCGTACGGCAGGTTGTATGTGACGACAGCCTTGCCCTCGGCATCTTCGAGGAACGGCTTCTGTTCGCCGTCGAAGATAGCGACTCCCAGCGGACCAGGCTCGCCGGTGCTGAGCTCGGCGCCTGCCAGGATCTCGAGGATCACGTCGTCGATGGTCTCCACGGTGCTCACTCGCGCGTCCCCCCGAAGACGGCGTCCTCGGCCATGTCGGCGAAGTCGTCGAGGATGGCGGGGATCGCGGCATGCTGGCGGGCGCGGAAGTCGTACACGGGGCCGTTGTTGACCGACCCGAAGGCGATGATGTTGGCGAGCTCGCCCTGGCCCTCCTTGTTGAAGCCGACCTCGAGCTCGAGGGGTCCGATCATGTCGGAGCCGATCGCGTCCGGGAGGTGCTTGAGCTGGCGGTGGCCGGCGGCGTCCTCCTTCTGGATGCGGGTGAGCCGGCGCCGCACCGGACCCGCGAGGACGCGCGTGGCGCCGCGCTGGACCCGGCCGGGAGCACCGGAGAGGTCGGCCTCGAGCTCGCCGAAGCCCTCGTCGTAGATGTGAATGTCCATCAGGCGACCGCCTCCTTCACTCGGAACCGCCGCTTGCTCGCGTGCGTCTTGTGGAACGGGCCGGTGATGGAGAACTTCCGGCCGACCATGTCCTCGTCGCTCGAGTTGCCAGCCTTCGTCCACTCGCAGACGTCGTCGGCTCGGACCGAGGCCGACGAGCCCTGGATGATCTCGACGCCAGGTAGTGGCCTGAGCGGGAGTTGCACCTGGGACGTCAGGTACGTCGACTCGTGGGTGCCGGGCGCCCCGGTCTCGACGACGTTCGAGTTAATGTCGGCGCGGACTTGCATCCGGCACGGACCCTCGTAGATCACCGTCGGAGGCGGCACGTCGTCGTACTGGCCCGTGGCGTCGTTGCGGACGCCCTTGCTTGTTGACGCCCGCGTGATGATGCACTCGTCGACGAACTGGAACCGCGAGGACATCTGGCCGGCGAGGGAGAGCTGGGTGAGCTGGGCGTCACCAGACGGCATCTCACACCCCCGGCGGCAGGAACGGGAACCACGCCGCCTGATGCCCGTACGGGTTGATCGTCGCGAGGTACTGGTCGAGCTCATCCTCTCCGCGGGTGGTGGAGATCGTCGACAGCCCGCCGCGGCCGGACGGCTTCACGTCGTTGAGGTCGGCCTGCTCCTCCTTGGTGAGGTAGATGCCGCCCTTGGCCTCATCCGACCAGCGCCGGGTGTAGTCGTCGTTGGCCTCGGTGGTGAGGCCCTGCGGGTTGATCCACACTCGCGCGGCGACCTGCACGGTGACCGACGTGACGACGTCCGGGATCGGCACCGGCGGTGCACTGGGGTCGCCGGTGTCGTCCCACTTGTCGGTGGTCGTGGAGCCGACGTACGTCCGCACCCGGACAGAGGCGGCAATAAGGAGGGCCTGCGCGCGTCGGTCGTCCGCCGTGATGTCCTGGCCGACCCAGTCGGCGAGGTCACGGACGGTCGCGAAGGGCAGGTTTGCCACCTCAGGTCGCCTCTATCCGGGTGTCGTCGATCAGGAGTTCTCGAAGAACTCGATCGGGACGATGCGCCGGTTGAACTCGTTCGACGCCGAGTCCTCCGGGTCGACCCAGTCGTTGACCGGCTTGGCACCGGCGAACGTGTCGACGAGCGACCGGTCGGCGGGGCCGTCGGCGTCACGCGGGTCGTAGTCGCGGATATACCGCATCCCGAGGCCCTGCGTCTGGATCTTGGACCCAGACGAGGCGCCCATGGGGACGTCGGGGGCGAACGCGGCGAACGCCACGGCGGTCTTGTGGTACGCGAACGCCTGGGTGGGGTCAAGGGCGTTGGACTGGACCACGGTGAAGCCCGCCACCCGGCCGCCGATCTGCGCCTCGCGCAGAGCGTTGTTGGCCTGGGAGTCGCCGATGTAGTCGGCGCGCTTGAAGTGGTCGTTCTTGAGGAACGCGGCCTCCACGGTGGACCCCATCACGAAGATGCGGTCCGACTTCGGGAGGTTGGCGTCGTTCATCGCCTGACGAGCGTCGACGAGCACGTCGTACGGGTCGTCGGAGGCGTCGAAGTTGATCGTGTCGAAGACCGACGCGGCGGCAGCGGCCTCGAGAGCCTCGGCGACGACCTCCTCGAGCTCCTCGGCAACGGCCCGCATCTCAGGCTGGAGCACCTGGGCCGCGAAGTCCTTGATGTCGAGGGTGAGGTTCTCGTCGGTGACCCGGATGCCCTTGTAGACGTGCTGGTCGACCTTGACGTCGACGGAGGTCTCGCGGAACTCGTCGAAGATGAGGGCGGTCGCGGATCGCAGGGTCCGGCGCCGGGCCTTCATGAGGGCCGGCACGGAGAGCGTGACCGTGTCGTTCTTCGAGTACGCGAAGTCGTCCTTGCCGAAGTCCCGCCACACGAGCTGCGGGAGCACGATCTCCCGCTGGAGCAGGAGGCGAGACATGCGGATGATGGTCTCAGCCTTGATGACGGAGTTTGCCACGGTGACCTCCTACGGTCGGGTGAACCGCTGCGGCCCGTGGCAGTGGGCTTTGCGGTGCGTCAACGAGGGATCTCGTTGGCGATCTTCTCAAGGTCGAGCTCCGGCTCGGACGACGGGTCCGTGCCGCCCCGGGGGGTGACGACGGGCTGTTGCGTCGGTCGCTGCCGGCTGTTGCCGGTGATGTCCTTCTCCGGGGGAGTCTCGCCTCCGGGAGCGGCAGCAGGGTCGGCCTTGGTGATGCCGAGCTCCTGTGCGAACGCTGCTCCGTCGGCGTGGATCTCCTCCGGGGTGTTGCCGGTCAGACGGTTGGCCTGGGCCTCGGTCAGACCGTGCGCGAGCCCGGCCCGCAGGCGGGCCGCTGTCAGCTCCAGCCCGTCCGCCCGAGCCTTCTCGGACTGGGCGGTCGTGCGGTGCTGGTCCAGCTCGCTCATCTTCGCCTTCTCGGCTTCGTCGAACTTGCGAGCCTTCTCGCGGAGCTCGGCTGCCTCACGGCGTCCTGCGTCGATGGCCGCCTTCGCTCGCGCCGCGTCGAACGGTCCGTCCCATCCGGTCGGCACCTCGGTCGCGCCCGGCTGTGCGGGAGCTGCGGGGGTGCCTGTCGACCCTTGGCCGGCGGGTGGGGCGGGGGTGACGATCGGCTCGGTGCTGGGCTGGGACATCGGGTTCCTCCTTGAGGGGTCCCGGCGCCTTGGCCGGGACTGTTGGGGTTAGCGTAAGCCACCATGCTCGCGCATGTACGCAAGAATGGCCCTCGTGTTGCGTCGGCCCGCCGGGAGATTCTTCACGGCGTCGTCGTAGAGCTGGGACCACTCGGCCGTCTTCGCCGGGTATTCGTACTCGAGGCCGGTGAAGACGGGGACCGCGACGCACCGGCAGTCGTCGTGGTACTTCTCGCCGAGAGAGCGCTTGCCCTGGCGTGACGGGCGCGACCCGGCGCCAGTGACGATGAGCGCGTCGCCCTGGCTGCGGTAGTCGGTGCGGGTCGCGAGCATCGCGCAGAAGGCGCACGCATCGTCCTGCGCGAGCCTCGCCCACGTGACGCCCGGCTCGGGGTCGAAGCTGACATTGAGGTCGACGGTGTCGCGGTGGCCGTAGCCGACGAACTTGTCGAGGACCGCGGCGGCGTCGATCAGCGCCTTCGTCGGCGACACGTAGGCGCCGGACCCGGCGTACCCGATCTCGGACGCCATCGCCTCGGCGGTCGCGGTGGCCGCCAGGACGGTCAGGTACGACGTCTCGGCCTGCGCGTCCTGACGAAGCTCGGTGTACCAGTCGGCCGCCAGGAGTGCTGCCATCGACCCGTACTCGGCGACGAGGGCGAGCATGACGTCGGGGAGCTCGGCCTTGAGCTGGGGCGCGTCGTCGGCAGGTAACGCCGGCCAGAGCTCGACGAGCTCGGCCTTCGCGAGCAGGATCAGGTCGTCGAGGCCCTGCCGTTGCAGGTCGACGTCCTCAAGGCTGGGCACGTGACCCGGTCCCGAGTCCGGCGGCGGTGATCACGCCGCGGGCCTCGGCTGCCTTCGCGCGGATGGCGTCGAGCCGGGCACGGGCGTCGGCCTTGGTGGCGAGCTGCTCCCAGCCCTTGACGTCGGACTGGGTGAAGCCCGGCAGCGAGGACCAGAGGGCCTCGGGCGGGATGCCGAGCATCATGGCGGCCTTGCCGAGGGCGTCGACGGCGGACGCCAGGGACAGGGTGTTGAGATCCTGCCACGTCACACCGGCGTCGTAGTCGGGCTCGCGTCCCTCGAGCAGCGCGGCGGCCCGGAGCGCCTGGTTGTGGGACTGGCCGAACGACGTCTTGAGGGTGAACTGGAGGAGGTTCAGCCCGGACCGGAGCTCGGTGATGGCGTCGGCCGAGAGGTTGGCGACCTTGCCGGTGAGGGCGGTGCCAGGAACCTGCCCGGTGCCGGCGAGCGACTCGACGTCGGAGTCCTTCGCCTTGATGAAGCCCTCGAGCGACGTCTCGTCGAGGGTGCCGAACTTCGTGTCGGCGTCCTCCGCGACGAGAATGTCCTCCTGGGACAGCTTGAGCTTCTGGCGGTTCGCCGCCTCCTCCGCGTCGGGCTCGGCGAGGCCGGAGATCGTGCGGACCTTCCACGAGTTGAAGTGCTGGGCGAGGAGCCGGTCGTAGTCGGTCTTCTCGATGCGGAGGGCGGTGGTGCGGTTGATGTCGACCACGCCACGGGTGCGGCCCTCGGTGTCGAGGTCGTAGGTGTAGCGGACGACGGGGCAGAATCCGTAGGCATCCTCGCCGGTCACCTCATCGACGCTGGGGATGGTCTCGATGTATTCGACGTCGTCGCCGGACCGGTCGTTGACCTTGAACTTGTACGTGTTGCCGTCGTTGTCGATCGCCTCGACGAGGAAGGCGCCGTCCTTACCGTTGGCGATGACCTCCATCGCCCACATCGGCCACTCGTCGTACGCCGGGTCGGCGTACAGGGTGAGCATCTGGCGCGGCGACCGCGGCTTCATCACGGTCGCCGGGTCGCCCTTGACGAGCCGGAGGTAGCCGACGCCATACCCCGCTGCGGCGCGGTGGATCGGGTTCTGGTTCTTCGGCATCCCGTTGGTGACCCAGGTCTTCCAACCGGGGTCGTTCTCGGCGATGGTCGGGGACCGGTAGCCGTCGACGTGGAGGCCCTGGCAGATGGCGGTGACGAGGAGCCCGAGGTACGGGGTGCGGGCGAGCTCGCGGAGCGCCTTGTGCTCGGTGGTGGCCTGACGTGGGACAGCGAAGTGCTCGTGCTCGTTGCGCCAGAGGAGGTCGATCTTGTCGAGCTCCTCCTTCTCCTTGAGCCACGCCGGCCAGAGCAGCTTGTGGAACGCGGTGAGCGCGTCGGTCTTGTTGAGGACCGTCATCTCCTACCAGACCTTCCCACTGCGCTTCTTCTTCCGCTTCTGCCACTCCGGGGAGACGAGGAGATCCCGCCATAGCTGCCGGCCACCGATCAGACAGACGGCGAAGTCGATCTTCTTCGGCGACTCGCGGCCGGTCTTGCTGATAGACGTACCGTACTTGTTCGGCGACTTCCGCGCGTTCAGAACGTGGCGAGTGAGCCGCGTGTCGCCGCCGTGCAGCAGGTCGCCGTTGTTGATGTCGACGAGGGTGCGCTCGCACGCCTCGGTGAAGTCCTTGTTGTGGGCGCGCATGTCCCACGCCACGGCGTGCGGGAATCGGCCGACGGTCGCGGGGATCAGGTACGACGATCCGTAGCGGGTGGCCCACAGGTCGACGTACGACTCGAAGTCGCGGACGTCGGCGCGGAACGCGAGCACCCGGTACGTCTTGTGGACCGAGTCGACGACGTTGTCAACGGCCTGACGGTCGACCTTCCATTCACGGTCGGCGGCTTTTTCGTGGCGCTTGCGCTTCTTCCGCTTGCCGGTGGGATCTTGCTCCCACGCGCCGAGCAGGAACGGAAAGCCGTCGGAGCAGCGGATCGCGAGGAGGCCAGTGGAGTCGTCGGACGTCGAGCCGTCGAAGAACAGGACGATCTCGTCGTCCTTCGCGAGCGCCGGGATCTGGCCGTTCTCGGCGCCGACGGCACGGGCGTTGAGCTTCCACGGGTTGCCCTCCTCGTCGCCGATCCACGAGTTGCGCGCGGCGGTCGGCTGGTTGAAGTAGTAGCGGACGGTCTGCTCGATGTCGACCTGCGGGTTGAAGAAATACCGGTCGACCATGCCGTCGAGATCCATGGCGTCAGCGAACGGCCCGTAGACCTCGCGGAGCGCCTCGACGATGTCGGTGCGGGAGTCGAGGTTGACGCCCTCCGGGGCCTCGCGGTGATCGAACAGCAGCCGGGTCTCCCTAGAGACCCCGTCGAGGATCATCTTGGCCCGCTCATGCGTGGCCTCGCCGACGGACTCCTCGCCCGTCTGGTACATCGTCGACGTCTGGAGGCCCCACGGTTGAGCCGACTTCCGCTTACCGAGGTTGCGCTGGACGGTGGCGAACATGTCGTGCAGCTCGGGCAGCACGTAGAGGTGGGTCTCGTCGAACACGGCGAACGACTCAAGGCCGCCGTCCTTCGATGCCGACGACGCGGTGCTCGGCCGGATCTCGCCACCACCCGGCAGGAAGATGCGGGTGAGGCCGGCGGCGGTCGACGGGAGCCCTTCGGCGAGCGGCCCCTCGGTGAGGTTGTAGTACACATTCCGGTACGTGTTGCCGGCCTGTCCCTCCTCGGTGGCGAGGCACCGGATGAACGGGTAGGTCAGCTTCTTGCCCATGGGCTCGCCGGGCGCGTAGCGGTAGGTGAAGTCGCGGTACTTGTAGACCTCGTTGCCCTTCGCGAAGCCAGCGAACCGGCATGGCCCGAACGCCTCGAACAGGACGATGAAGCCCGCGATCTCGGACTTGGCCCGGCCCTTGGCGCGCGAGAAGAACGCGTCGTCGTAGAGCCGCCGGCCCTTCTTGTTGTGGGCGTAGCAGTCCATGAACAGGCCATGGATCTCGTCGTCGAGCGGGAGTGGTTCCTCGTCGGGGACGTAGATGATCCCCTTGTGTTTCTTGAGGTGTCGCCCCTGGACGTCGCCCGGCCCGTGGATGCAGAAGTGTTCGATCCACGCCCCCGCGAGACCCCCGAGAGACAGCAGCCGGTCGTGACCGGGAGCGCGGATCAGCTCACGCGTCACCGGCCGCGAGGCGCTCGCGGCGCTCGCGCTGTGCCTGCACCTCGTCCGCCGCCGCCTCGTCCGCTGCGGCGGTCTCCTCGTCCTCGACGGAGGTGTCCTCGACGATCACCCAGCGGAGGTTCGCGAGTCCCTTGGGCGACAGGCCGAGCCGGTCGTCGAGCTCACGCATTTCCTTCATGAGTCCGAGCCGACCGGACGACATGGCCGCGAGCCGCTGGAACAGCCAGCGGATCGACTCGCCCTGCTCGAGCTGGTCGAGGAGCTCGGACATGTCGACGACGTCGGTGTTGGCCCGCTCCAGCGCGTCAAGGTCGTCCTCGAGCATCGCCCGGCGAGAGACGAGGGACTCGAAGCCGACGTTGGTTCCCCAGCCACATGCCTGGGGGGTGCGCCACGCCCACTTCCACCACTTCAACCCAGCCTTGTTGAGGACCACCCACTTGGGGATCTCAGGAGGGGGAGTCGAAGGTCCGTTGGCGTTGAGGGTGACCGACGGGATGGTCGGTGCGTTGCGTCGCCGCTTGTCATGCGCAGGGAGCGGGCCGGGGTGACTCACGGTGGACCTCCTTGGGTCTCGGGACTCACCCTTGGTGAGACCGCTGGGACTCAGGGTACGGCAGGCCCGGCCGACTCCACCGGACGTTCAGCCGGCGCCACGTCGTACACCGTGAAGCACGGGTGTTTGGGGCCGTAGAGGCGCATCCCGTTCGCCAGCGACGAGTGGTATGAGCAGGGCTTCCCCGACTCGCTCACGACGTCGGACCCTCGGCTGCGTGCGTCGTGATGTTGCGGCGCACGGCGCCGGAGTGAACCCAGATGGCGGCGGTCAGGCTGATGATGCGGGGGTGGCTGATGAGCACGATCTTGCCGCCGCACCGCTGGCACCGGCCCCGGTCGCCGAGCTTCACTGCTGGCCGTCCTTGTCGAGCACGTTGATGTCGAACGGCACGACCATCCCGTACAGCGACAGCCACACCGTGCCGCCCTCGCGGAGCTTCTCGAGGTCTCCGTCCTCGAGTACGAAGCGGGCGAGGAACCGGGGCGCACTGACGCCGTCGACGGTCACCTCGTCGACGAGCATCTCGGCCGGCGCGACCTCGGAGTCCAGCGTGCCGCCTGGTGGCATGAGGACGTGGCGCTCGGAGCCCGGCCAGAGGGCATCGTCGGGGATCGTGGTCAGGCGCATCGCGCGCCGTCCATCCCGATCATCATGGCGACGATCCGCACGGCCGACTCGGCGTCCTTCGCGAACGACGCGATGATCTCGGCGTTCTCAGCGAGCAGCGTCTCAAGCCGGGCGTGGTCCCGGCTGACGGGGTCCATGGGCAGGATCACGATGTCCTCGCGGCGCAGCGTGAGCTTGGGGACGAAGTGCTCCTCGACCCACCGTGCGATGCGCGCCGAGCTGTCAGCCGCGCCGAGCACTGGCCTCTGGTCGCGAGCGTCGAAGGCGCCGAGGAGGTCGCGCTCGATGTCCTGCCAGCTCATCGCTCGTCCACGACGTCGATACGAAAGATCCCCACGACGCCATCGTGGGAACGCTGACCCTCAAACCAGTTAGGGAGGTAGGCGTGGGGCGTCGGCGGGCGATTCATGACGACACCCGCAACGCCGTACGCCGACGCCACCGCTGAGAGCGCCGCCGCCTTCCGGTGGTAGACCTCCGTCGACATCACGGTCTTGCCATTGCTCGCGATCAGCCTTGCGTGCCAACCGGCGTGCGTGCGAACGACTTGGTAGTGCCCGGCACCGCCGAGCTTAATGCCCACGTCACGCCGCCTGTCCGTGCCAGTAGTGGGCCTGCGACCGGGCACGCGTGATCCGCTTGCGGAGGTCGGCGATGGCCTCCGGGCTGAACAGCGCCCACGCGGTCGACGTGCAGATGAACTCGTCGACCGCCGTCGCGCGGCGGCGCGTCCACGCCCTGGCGAGCTCGAGCGGCAGCGAGATCACGTGACCCGTGACCTCCAGCTCGTACGACGTGGTGCCGTCGGCCGTCTCGTCGACCTTCACGATGGTCGGCTGCGCTCCGCGGATCTTCGTGCGTCTTCCGTGCTTCGCCATGACGACTCCTTCGTCGGGTGTCTGATCGGGACGACTCCCCGCGACCTGCGGGGGTGCCAGCCGCGCGGGGAGTCGAGCGCCGGCCTCCCACCGGCTCGACCCGGCCGGGGAACGCTGTGGTGCTCGGCGCCGATCCCGACGGGCTCAGGCTTGGCCCCTGTAGTGCCGAGGAGAACCGGTCCTCGGGCTGGAGTTTTCGCGCGGTGCGCCTGGATGGACTGACCCCACAGACCATAGCCCTACCCTATGCCCCGGTCAACCCCGAAACCCGTACACACCGCGAGCCGCTAATCCACTGGTTCCGCGTGTCGCGCGAGGAGGGGGTGCCCCCCAGGGGGTAAGGGTGACCTAACCTATGCCTGGATGCGAACGGGTGTTCGATGGGTAGGGCAGACCGAAGCTCTGTTCGATTCGGCGCACCATGCTAGGGACGTGCTAGGCAGGCCGGCCGGGATGGCGTCGGCGCGGACGCTGGGACCGGGCGCGCCGGGCTGCTACGCCTTCGGCGCTGGACTTGAGCGCGTGGCAGTGGGTGTTGAGCCATGCCAGGTTGGTGGGTGCGTGGTCGTCGCCCGCGGTGATGTGGTCGCACTCGCTGCCCGTGCCGTCGCACCGCTCACTGTGGGTGGGTAGGCCGGGGTAGGTGATGCCCTCACACCGTCCGTGTGCCCTGTCGCTGGTCAGCTTGGTCAGCTCGGTCCAGTCGGGGGGTAGGCGTGAGGCTCGGTCGCTGGTGTCCCATGGCACGTGCTCAGTGTGGGTCACACGGATTCTGTGGTGGGGACTTGCGCATCGTCATAGGGTGTGCCTATAGTCGGGCCATGGACACCGCATTCCGCCTCAGCATCCGCGACCGAGTCATCCACAACGGCCGACCCGCCATCGTCGCCCGCTTCCCCATGAACGGACCCGCACGTGAGGTGGGTATCAACTACACCGACGATGCCGCGATCCGCCCCCGGTCGACGTACGCCCCCATCGGCGACATCACCCCCGCTACCTACACCCTCACCGTCGCGCACGACAACGGCTCTGCTGTGTGGGTACGCAACTCCCTCGACGGCATCACTAACGGTCGGTTCACCATCTACCGAGACACCGACGAGACCATGCGCGCCAACGGAGACCAGCTCCGTCGCTACCCGTGGTCACTGTGGGACTCGGGCTCTGGCGTCGCCGTCCACTACGGCCTCAACTTCCGCACCGTCGCCGACGCTAAGGCGCTCGTGACTGACGCCGTCGGTGTCCTCGCAACCAAGCTCCCCGCCTGACCCGTCAACCGATTCACAGGAGATGAACACCATGACGACTATGACCCGCAAGCGCGCCGAGGAGATCCAAGCCGCACGTGAGGAGCTGCGCGCGATGCTCGCCCCCGGCGACGTCGTCACCGTTCTCAGTCGGCACGTGGCCCGGTCGGGCATGACGCGATGGCTCGACCTGTACGCAACCGTTGACGGCGAGCTGGTGAGGATCACCGAGCCCGCCGCAACCGCGATGGGTGACCGGACCTACTACCTGCGCAGCGAAGGCCTGTGGATGGTCAAGGCCGAGGGATGCGGCATGGATATGCACTTCGCCACGGTCTACAACCTCTCCCGCTCCCTGTGGCCCCATGGCTACATGTGCACCGGTGACAACGACGCCCCTCGGAAGCGGTGCGGGTCCAACGACCACGCCAATGACTACGGGGCGTTCGCCCGTGAGTACGACGAGAGCCGCCGTCACGCGGCACTGTTGGCCGAGTGCGACCCCGCCGCCCGTGAGAGCTACGTCGCGGCACGTCAGGCGTACGTGTCCGGCAAGCTCGCGACGTCGTACGACCCGTCCCGCGTCCACTCGGACGGCGGGTACGCCCTCACCCACCGGACCCTGTGATGTACGCCCACGTCACCACGTACCGGCTCGGAAACTCGGCCGAGACCTGGGCGGACATGGCTGAGGCGGAGACGTTTGACGGGGTGATCTCAGACCAGACGGCGCGCACCATCGCCTCGTGGTGGCAGGCGCCCGCACAGTCCGCCATCGTCGCCCTGTCTCACGGCCTGCCGTTTGACACTGACGAGCTGCGCGACGAGATCGGCCGGGGGATCATCGGTCCGCCCGACGCGGAGGCGTTGACCGCGTGGCTTGACGAGCTCGAAACCCTGCTCTCCGTGTGACCTCACGATGGCCCGTACGCCCTCACGGGGTGCGGCCCGTCGCGGGACCATCCGGCGCCCGATTCACACCTCTAGCGGGAGATGAACCTGATGTCCAACACCCGAACCGTCATCGTCGCCGTGCTGCTGATGCTCGCAGCCTTCGCCGCCGGTGCCATCGCTGCACACCCCGACGTCGAGTCCGGCCCCGACATCGCGCACATGTCCGCGCCAACCCAGCGCCCTGACCTCGCGACCTGGCAGACCAGGCCGTGCAAGACGGAGGACAGCGTGAACTGCCGCTACATCTCCACCAACCCCGGCGGCCACACGTTCTCCGTCCGACTCCTGCCGGGCCGTCAGCGGATGGTGTGCGTCTTCTACGCGGACCGTCGCTACGCGGCCTCTCACGACTACTGCGTTACCGCCCGGTGATGGGCGCCGTCAAAAACGCCGTGGCCCGCGTCGTCGAGCACGCCCTACAGAGTGAGGGACGGGACTCGGTAGACGCGACGCTCGGCGTGTTGCAGGAGCTTCCGGTAGACCTCGCCGACGCCCTCACGGTTACCCGCCTTGCGGCCGTGATCGAAGCGTGGCTAGAGGACCAACCAAAGCCACCCGCGCCGGTGGATTGGCGCGCGGTCGCCGTGGCGGACCTAGCGGCCCTGGAGTTGGCGGACTGTGGATTCTGGGCGTGCGAGGGGCCGGACAACCCCCCGCGCGGCATGTCGACCTGTCACAGATGTTGGCGACTTGGCGAGCTCCGCGCGCTCCTCTCACCTTGACCGATGCTTCACGATGGCCCGTACCCGATGAGGGGTGCGGGCCGTCGCGGTCCATCCGGCCCGATTCACACCTTCCGAGGAGCTGAACCCCGATGAGTGTCACGATCCGCGAAACCATCCACCACGGCGGCCACCACGCCGAACGCGACGTTGAGCTAGAAGACCTGTCGCCCGCGAGCGTCGCGGCGATGCTGCGCGATGCTGACCCCGGCTACGTCAGGAACGCGACCGGCGACGTCGCTGCACAGCTCGCCACGCGAGGCGAGGCCGAGCGCGGTTGGGTTCGGTGGGTGATCGTTGACCCCGTCGAGGACGACAGCACCGGGCCGCGTTTCTGCGCGGAGTGCGGGACCAAGGAGGCGACAACGTACGTCGTCACGACTCTCGACCCCGACGACATCAAGGGCACCACGACAGAGGTGTGCCTGCCGTGCCACAACGCCGTGACTGACATCGTGCTGGCGACCATCTCCACGGGCTCCTACGTGTTCGCGGTGGTCGCCGCCACGGAGGAGGCCGCGGACACGGCTCTACGGGATCAGTGGGCCGTGCACGTCGCCCAGACGGGAGCCAACCCGGACATGATGGCCGAGGCGATCGAAGACGGTGACGTGAACTACTCGACCACGGTTCACGGCGCGGTCCTGCGGGATGGGTCGGTGTTCGCATGATCGGCGGCGTGCGCGACCTGTTCGCAGGTCCGGGCGGCTGGGATGAGGGCCTGCGGCGACTCGTCGGAGCCGCCGACGTCGTCGGGCTGGAGAACGACCCCGCGGCGTGCGCGACCGCGGAGGCCAACGGCCACCGCCGCGCGTGCGTCGACATCGCAGCGGCTGACCCGCTCGACTACGGGCGGCCAGGGGAACTTGCAGGCGTGATCGCGTCGCCGCCGTGCCCCGGTTTCTCGGGTGCTGGCAGTGGTCTCGGGCGGAAGGATCTCCCGATGCTCGCGGCGGCGATTCAAGAGATGGCGTACGGCGCTGACCCTGACGTCGTGCTATCGGAGGTGCGGGCGAAGCAGCACGATCCGCGCTCGGCGCTGACGCTGGAGCCGTTGCGTTGGATCATGGCCCTGTCGCCCGAGTGGTTCGCCCTCGAACAGGTGCCCGCCGTGCTCCCGCTGTGGGTGGCCTACGTTCCCGCGCTCGAGGCGCTGGGATACGACGTCTGGGCGGGCTACGTGACCGCCGAGCGGTTCGGGGTCGCACAGACCCGCAAACGGGCCGTAGCGCGCGGCTCACGACGCCTCAGAGGCATCGGGGAACCCGTGGCGGTCGCGTCACGGTTCCACTCACGTTCGCCGGAGCGACTCGACCCCGACATGCCGCGCTGGGTGTCGATGGCCGAAGCTCTCGGGCACGGCATGGTTCGCGAGCTGGACGCCGGACGTTGGCGGCAGAGGTCGAACTACTCGACGGGCTCCAGCGATGGCCGGACCGCCGAGGAGCGCGGGCGCACGACGCGTGACCTTGACCAGCCGTCAACGACGATCACCAGCAAGGGTTTCCAGTGGGAGGAAGTCCCCGACGCCATGGGCGACGTTGCCAGCTCGCGCGGGTGCGTCCGCGATATCGACCAGCCCGCGCCCACCGTCCACTTTGGCGCGCGGATGAATCAGGTTGACTGGACCGATGAGGAGACGGCCCGCCTGCCACGCACGGGGGCGACGCCGGACGAGCGCGCGGAGATCGCGCGGAAGTCGACGCGCGTCACGGTGCAGGAAGCTGCCGTGCTCCAGTCGTTCCCCGCCGCCTACCTCTGGACGGGGACCAAGTCCGAGCAGTATCAACAGGTCGGTAACGCGGTCCCGCCGTTGCTCGGCGCGCACATCCTCGCGCCCCTCATCGGAGTGGACGCACCCGAGCTGACCCGAGGGCCGTGGTGACCATGGACCAGCACACCGACTCACCGCACCGACCGACCATCGGCGGCCTGGGCCGACGGCGTACGTCTCCCGCACCATCACCATCCACCTCCAGCCGGGGCGGTGCGTGATGGCCGGCGGCAGCAAGCTCCGTCACCTCCGGTTCCACGACGAGCCGTGGGAGGCGTTCTGCGCCAGCCTCCCGCCGGGGAAGTCACCCACGGCCCGGCTCGAGGAGCTCATGGCCGCGGACGTCGCGCAGCCGCCGCAGACAGTCAAGCCCACGCGTCCCACGTCGGCAGGGCTGAACCGGACATCGGCCCGCGATCCCTACGACCCGGAAGGCTTCCCGCGGCGGCCATGCGGGTCGTAGGTGAGAGGTTTTTTTCCGTTCTAAGTGCACCCACCAGATCTACCCCCCGATGAAGTGAGAGGTTTTTTCTCATGCCGAACAAGCGGGCTCACGTGCTGACGAAGGTCTCGAAGCCGGGCGCCTTCGAGCCCCGCTTCGACGTGTCCGGCCACCCCGACGTGCAGGTGCGTGGCATCCCGTCGGAGACCAGCAAGAAGATGCAGCTCTGGACGCTCGTCGACAACAGCGTCCTCGACTACTGGGGCATCCCGCCCCGGTCGAGCTCCGGCAAGAAGTGGGTGCTCAAGGCCACCGAGTCGCTCACCGATCTCCGCGACTGGATGGACGAGTTCCTGCCGCCGACCGCACCCGAGACCCGAGAGGCATTGCCATGCCCGGACCCACCGCCAGCTCCATGACCAACCTCGCCTCGCTCACCGACCGCGACCTCGAGCTGATCGATGTCGCCCTCGACTCGGCGGCGAACTCCGTGCAGGCGGGCGCGACGCTGCGCAACCGGCGCGGCCTGGACCCCCTGGCAGCCGAGTACCTCACGGCGCTCGAGCACGTCCGCGCGGCGAAGCGCGTCAGGGTCGCTGACGTTCCCGCTCATGCCGGCGACGGATCGGTGAGTCCGTGAGGATCGGCACCACCTTCTGCGGATCACCGGCCAATGGCCCGACACGTCGAGCTCGGCGCACACCCTGGGGCAACGACCGGCCGGCGACGACGGGCTTGTCGTCGCGGTGGTCGACCAACGCCGGCCACGTGTACAGCACCGGCTTACCCTCGCCCATGACGGCGCGCCAGCCGCGGCCGAGGCGAATGTCGTACGGCCGGTTCGACTGGCGCACCGCCTCGAGCATCGGCTCGATCCTGCCGGCGGGCATGAGGGTCGCGACACCCCAGGAGAGCTCCCGGTAGGACAGGAACATGGCGCCGAGGTCGTCAGCCTCCTCGGTGGCGACGGTGACGGCTTCACGGTGCGGCCGGTGGGTGCCGACGTAGAGGCCGATCAGGTCGTCGGGGCGCAGCACCGAGAGGGCTTCGAGGTACGGGACGAAGCCGTCGACGGGAAGTGCGTCGTCCTGGATCACGCATACATGTGAGAGGTTTTTTCTCGCTGCGGTGGTGGCCGCCCAGCGTAGGGCTCGCTCATGGTTGCCCCACTCGCCGAGGGTGCCGTCGTCAAGGAAGACGTGCGCGGCCTTGGTGCGCTCGAGCAGTGGCTCGAGGAAGTGGGTGCGCTTCACGTGGGCGACCACCACCGTCAGCACGTTCACGACGCGGGCAGATCCTTCTCGAGCTGGACGTCCTCGGCGAACCAGTACGCAATCCGGACCAGCGGGGCGCCGAAGACGCCAGCACCGTCGCGCAGGAACTTGATGCTGCCGAGGTCGCCGTTGAGCTCGATGGTGTCGGCGTCGACCGTGGTCTGGTCGAGCACGCCGTCGATGCAGGTAACGACGGTCCACTCGCGAACCTTGACGCCCGTCTGCGTGGGCAGTTCGGCGAGGCCGAGGGTGCTGCGGCACCAGTGGCAGTTGATGTCGTCGTTCTGCTCGGACGTGAGGCCTGTCGGGTCGAAGCCGGGCGGGTGATTGACGGCTCGGCGGCCGAGCAGTTCCTCGGATGCGTGGACGGTATCCATGGTCATCTCCTCTTGAGGGCTTTCTTGATGCGGCGCTTGATCGCCGCATCGTTGGTGGTGTAGTCGCGGTCGCGGTCAGGGTGGTCGGCGAGGAAGTCCTGGTAGGCATCTCGTGTCTTCTTGTTCACGTCCTTCCGGTGGCCGAGGTGGATCGCCCCACAGGGGCACGGGTAGGGCCACGTGTGGCCGTCACCCTTCCCGTCGCGCTCGAGGGACTGGAGGTGGCGGAACGCCGCCGACATCGACCAGTGGGCCGTCTTCTCCGGGTGGGGGCAGTGCTGCCGGGTTGGGCGGCTCATGGTCGCCCCTCCGGCCACCTCACCCGCTCGAGCTCGTCGGCGGTGCCGGCACGGCGGTACTCGGCCCACAGGTCACGGTTCGCCCGGTAGCCGGCGTCTCGTGACCTACGGAGGTCCGCGGCGGGCCTCTCGTGGTCGAGGTGGTAGACGGGGCCCGGGATGCGCTCGTAGCCGCCCCTGGCGCGCTCGCACATGCGGTGGAACGCGCGGTCCTCGAAGCCCCACCCGACGAACCTCTCGTCGAAGCCGCCGACCTTGTCCCACAGGGCGGTGGGCACCACGAGCATCGACGACACCGAGCCCCGGACCACGGCCCGGGGACGGAGGTAGCTGCCGCGTCGTACGCGCTTCTCGTTGATCGGCTCACCGGCCAGGAAACCCGTACGTTCATGGGTCTCGACGTTGAGCCACCGGTCGTGCGCGACGGTGAGGCGACCGGTGACCCTGGCGGTGCGAATGGCGCGGGCGAGCTGGTCCTCGCCGACCATGGAGTCGGCATCGGCGACGATCACCACGTCCACGTCGCGACCGAACACGCTCCACGCGTAGGCGTCGTTGAGAGCGGCGGACCGGTTGAAGGGTCCGGTCGGCCCTTCGGCGGACACGAGCAGATGCCAGCCAGCCCACATCGCCTTCTCGACGAGCGCCCAGTTCTCCTCCCTGGCGCCACCGTCGGTACGCCAGGGGACCAGCACAGGGGTGGACCACATGGCGGTCGTGAGTGCGGCGGCGACCCCGTACTCCCCGATGCTCACGACCCGCTCCCGTCGGAGACGCTGGGCAACGCGGTGCAGCCTTCGACGTGGCCGCGACCGGGTGGCACGTAGCGCCCATCGCCAGGACAGCCATCGGTCGAGCAGGGGAAGCGATGCGGCGCCGGCCGTGCGTCGTCGACCGTGAGCTCGAGCCGCAGCCACCCACCTCGCACGAGCGTCAGGATCGCCTCGGCCTCCTCGGCGGTCGGCTTCCTGCCGGGTCGATCTACATGAACGAGTTCGTTCGAGTCTTCGCTGCTCATCGCTTCACCGGCGGCTTGCGCTTGAGCACGAGGATGAAGTGGTCGGTGCCCTTGCGGCGGATCTTGAGCAGCCGCACCGGACCCCAGCCCTCGGACCAGCACGTCACCATCGGCTTCGCGCCGAAGTGGTTCGGTGCGCCGATCTGGTGAGCCCAGAGGTCGGGGTCGGCGTTGCAGTCCCACATGCCGATCCACCGGACCATGAACTTCGCCCTGGCGCGCCACCGCCGGGCGGTGCCGATCGCCCGCCGGGCGGACTGGACGGCCTGCTCGTGCCGGCCAGTCGAGGGGAGCGCCGCGTGGCCGACGATCACCCGGACCCGCTTGCGGCGCCGCACCGACGTGTCGCGGATGGTCGTGGTCCGCTGATAGCGGGCCTGGACCTTGTGCCCGGCGTCGGACATGACGTCGAGCCGCGTCGACAGCACCTTGAGGCCAGGGCGGCGTCGTACGGCAGTGACCGACCCCGCCTTGGCTGCCGACGAGAGATCCTGCCGGACGTCCCACTCGTCGCCGAGGATGGCCTGGACGTCGAGAGGCTGATTGTCGGCAGTGCGAGCCTCCTCAATCCCCATGACGTCAGCGAACTTCGCGATCCACTTGAGGAGCTCGGCGTCGCCGCCGAGCTGCCACGCCATGTTGACGTTGACGAAACGCGGGCTGGGGATCTCCTTGCTCATGACTCAATCCTTTCGGGCGGATTGCTCAGATTCGCCAGGGTCGATACGGCCTCGTTGATCGTGGCCGCGCATCGCTCTGCGGACTCTCCGGAGGTGGGGTAGCCCTGCTCATAGGCGGCGAGATGAAGGGCGCCAGCGCGGACAAGGTTGCTGATTGGATCGCGAGGCTTCCACGACTCTGGCGTCCAAGGCCACCGCGTAGGAACGCCCCATCGCAGGTAGCCCTCGAACTCATAGGCCGTCGCGGCTTGACTCAGAGCAAAGCCGCCGTGCTCGCGGTCATGGTCGGGCGTGTAGCCCTCAACGTCAATCTGACGCTGCCGCTCGGAGCGGATCAGGGCCATGCCGTCAGTCTCGGCCGTGGACTCAGGCATCGTCGGCCTCCCGACCGGTCGTCGGGGCGGGCGGAGAGCGGGCGTTATGGCGGGATCGTGAGGACACTCGGCTTCGGTCGATCCACACACGTCGCACGCCGCGAACCCGCCGGGCGGAATGCTCAGCGCGTCGGACAGGTGTGGGTGGTGCCGCCACCCATCAGCGACCAGCGCCTTCGCGACGTGCTCGGCGACGTGAGCCTCGAACTGCACGAGGCCGCTGACCTGCGGCTCGGGGAAGATGCACGGGCGCACCGTCCACCCACACTCACAGCGGGAGCGGTTCGTCCAGCGGTGCTCCGCGAGTGCATCGGTGATAGCGCCACTCTCGGTCGCCTGATCTTCGTCCGACATCTCAGTACCCCTTGGAGTGAGTGCCGCGGGTGGTGCCAACGTGTTGGGTGAACGCACCGTGGCGCCCACCGGGGACCGGCATCCACGCGAACCGGTAGTCGCGGGCGACGAGCGTGTTGCCCATGACGGTCTCGGTCCACTTCCCGTCGGGCCAGTCGATGTCGAAGACCGCCTTATTGAGCAGCGACGGGTTGCACGTGAAGCCCGCGTCGTGGGACCGGTAGGTGTGCGGCCAGTCGTGCCAGACCCACGTGGTGTGCGCGCGGCCGGCGGCCTTGCGGTCGCCGTCGACGCGCTGCTGCTGGGCATCCATGACCCCGCGGGCCAACTCGACCGGGTACCACGGCCGCCGGAGGAGCGCAACCTGTGCGAGCCGCTTGTTGGCGTCGAGGATGTCGTGGAGCCAGGAGATCTCGAACCGCTCCACGAAGACGAAGTCCTCCTCGAGCAGGAAGACCCTGGAGTCCAGTTCGCGACCGAGCTCCCACACCCGCTGCATCGCGCGGGTGTAGCCCGCCGGGTGGTCGTCGACGGCGTGGACGGTGAGGCGGTCGCCGAACTTCGCCAGGAGCAGCGCGCGCCACGCCGGGTCGCCGGAGTCGTCGACGACGTGGACGTCGGGTGCCCACGAGTCGCTGGTGTGCTCGCCGATCGACAAGACGGCCTGCGGGAGGTACTCGCCCTTCCGGTTCGACAGGATGATGAGCGGGGTGGTGTCGACGACGTCGACTGCGGTGGTCATGATCGTTCCGCCTTGAAGATCACGGAGACCCAGCCGTCGCCGAGCCTTGCGCTGCGGCCGATCTGGATGCTCGTCGGGTCGGCCTCGAAGCCGCCCTTACGGAAGTTGACCACCTCCTCCGTGACACGCTCGACGATGTGAGCGAGCGCCTCCTCGAAGGTCAGGTCCGGGTTCCTGTCGACCTTGGCTCCGGGCGGCCCGACGTAGACGTCGAACTGGGTCACGACGCTCATGCCTGCCACCTCGTCACCGCGATAGCGCCGGCCACGTCGGGCTCAACGAAGCGGACCCACCACGCGGCGTCGTCGTTGCTGACGCACGGGCAGATGATCTTCTCGTCCTCACCGAAGTCCTCCGGGTCAGTGGTGTCGAGGCACTCCTGCTGGTGCGGCGTGGCGAGCATCCACACCCGGTCGACATCTTCGGCGTCGAAGTCGTTGCCGTACATCGCGTCGAGGGCGGCGACGAACTTGTCGGCGTCGATGGTGTGGCCGAGCGTCAGCTCGAGCTCGGTGTCCTCGCCGAGGGTGATGAGCGGCACGCCGTCCTGCATGTTGGCGTACGACCCGACCTCCTCCGCGGTGAGCGGGGTGTTGTCCATCGCGGCATAGGCGGCGATGCACCGCTCGCGCCACCGGACCTTCGCCAAGAGCTTCTCGATCAGCACGCCGCGGAGCTCGAAGATCTGCGGGAAGTCGTCGGCGTAGCCGCGCATCTCCCTGTCCTGCTCGGCGTAGCGGGCGGCCACCTCTGTCGACGACATGCCGAGGTCGAGCAGCGTCTTGCCGTCGTTGAGAATGTGGCACAGCTTCGGCAGCACCTTGTCCATCGCCTTGACGTACCGGGCCTCCGGCACGTCAAGAGCCTCGTAGCTGCGGATCGCGTTGGTGACCCATGGGAGCGCCGTGGTCTCGTCGGTGATCCACCCCAGCGCGCGCTCCTCGCGGCGCTTCTTCTCCTCGGCCCCGGCGGGCGTCAGGGCACGCGTGGTGGGTGTGTCACCGGCGTAGACCTCGGGGAGGTCGTGGACCAGCGCGTAGCGGGCGACGAGGCCGAGGTCGAGGTGCATCTCGGGGTGCTCGGCGGCGAACGCGCAGGCGATGAGTCCGAGCATGACCGTGTGGTCGGTGTCCGACTCGAGGGTCTCGCCGTCATGGTGGTACGTGACGCGGAGGACCTGACCGAAGTCGAGCGAGATCCTGGCGAGGACGAGGACGGCCTCGGGGATGGTCTGGTTTCTCATGCGGTGCCTCCGGGCTGGGAGAGGACGCCGAAGTTACTCCCCGGCGTCGGCGAGGTACCGGTCGACACGCTCGTCGGCCGGATCGTGCTTGGTGCTGATCGGCTCACAAAGACGGCAGAGACCGATGGTGCCGCCGTGGATGCAGGTCCGAGCTCGGGCGTGAGCGCGAGCCGTCTGGAGCAGAGCGCGGGCCTCAGCGATGCGGTGGCGCGCCTCGGGCGAGTGGCCGGCCATGACGTGCTCCTCTCTGCGGGTGCGGTCTGTGGTTGAGCTACAAGCGCGATCCGGTCGGGGCAAGGGGTAAGGGGTAAGGGGTAAGGGAGTTCAACTTCAATCGCTCGTGCAATCGAAGTCCCATCGCTCATTGCTTGACCGATCGAACATGGATTCGAGTCTGATTGTATCCCGGATTGCATGATGTATTCCATCGCCTATTCAATCCCCTCGGCTGTGGATAACGGCTTGCTTCGCCATGACTCGACGCCACAGCTCCGGGTTCTTCTCCTCGATCCCGACGAAGCCAGCGAGCCCCGGCTCGTCGAGTTGGAGCCGGGCGAGCTCGACCACGATGGCCTCGACCAGCTCGAGCGACGTGACGCGTCCGATCGCGTCGACACACGCCTTGCCCATGTTGCGGCGGATCAGGACGTTGTCGTGGCGGATGAACGTGCGCAGGAGCACCTCGGAGGTCTCGGTGTCGAAGACCACGAAGCGCGCGTCGATCAGCGTGCTCACGGCCCCGTAGACGGCGTCCTCGTCGGTGTCGGCCGCCAGCTTCGCGAGCCGGTTCGGCCACCAGTCGAGCACGCCGGCCCACGTGAGCGTCGGCTGCGAGCCGAGCACGAGGTACATGCGCTGCGCAGCCCCTGGGAGCTTGCGGAAGTCGTCGTTGGCCCAGATGCTCGTCTTGAGCCGGAAGTGGTCACGTGCCATCGGTCGGCGCCCCCTCTCGCGTGCCGGCGGGTGTCTGCATCTTCTTGAGCCACGTCGCTCGGACCGTGGTCCCCATCGTCGGGTGGCCGGTGCGGTCGGTGTGGCCCTGGGCGAGCGACGCCTTGGCGTTCTCGGTGCTGCCAGCGACACACGTCAGGCAGTACCACCAGCTCAGCACGCGACGCTCCGAGGTGTCGCGGAGTACGGGGCGCGCGGGTGGGCGACGGAGTCCTCGCGGCGCTGGCGTTCCCCGAGGGTCTCCCCGAAGCGTGCGACCTCGTTTCTGCGGAGCGCCTCCCACAGGTCGGAGCGACCAGCGTTACCGAGGCGCTTGCTGACGGACTGAGCCCGTACACCGAGGCGACGTGCGACGTCCTCCGTGGACTCCCCGGTGTGCGCCATCCACTCGACGTCTTCGACGAACGCGTCACGCACACGGGCCTGTCGCTCAGCTTCGATGCGGCGCTTCCGTTCGAGCAGCGTCTCGTGACCCATGGCTCATGCCTCGGGGTCGTCAGTCGGCTCGGGCTCGATGCGGAGCTCCTCCAGCACCAAGTCGAGCTCGTCGCTGGAGAGCCCGGCAGCGACAGCCGGGTCCATGGGGATCTCGCGGCCGATGATGGTGCGGATGCGGTTGCGCCGCGAGACGTTGGCCGGGTACTTGAGCCTCTTGAACTCCTCGGCGATGGCGTGGTACCTGGGGTCGACGGCCAGGGCGGCGCCGAGGTCACCGGCGTCCTCGTCGGGCTCCTCGGTTTGCTTCACGACCTGCCCCTCGACGATCGTGGCGCCGGCCGGGTTGTCGGCCTGCCCCATCTCCTCGTCGGTGTAGATCCCGGACAGGTCGAGCGGGAACGCCTTGCGCAGCGCTAGGGCCTCGGCGCACTTCGCGAGCTGTCCGGCGCCGCGCGTCTTCCACGTGCCGGTCAGGACGATGTCGTCGTTTTGCTTGCGCTTCGTCTGGGCGTACTCGACGAACAGGGCGACCGCGGAGAACCGCTTCCCGTCGCGGAGGACCGTGACCTTCGCGGCCGACGGCGACGAGGTGGCGTCGAGCCACACGTCGCGCCAGACGCCATCCTGGCCGCACCACTGGGCGTCCTCGTACTCGAGGGTCGCACCGGCCTTGTCGGCGGCCCGACGTGCGATCACCCGGTAGCCGTCGATGCCGGTCTGGATCGTCGACTTATAGACGTCCTGCCACTCGCCGTTGACGAGCCCGCGGTCCTTGCGGGCCACGAGGTAGATCTGACGGGAGAACGGGTCGAGTTGGGACCGCTTCGCGACGTGCAGGAAGATGTCGAGCTCGGCCTGGGTGGCGTCCTCGGAGACGCCCATGGCGTGCAGACCGGAGATCTGCGCTGGGGTCCATGACGTCTGCTCGTCGACGATTACGAGCTCGGCGTGGGTGGGCTCCTCGACCGTCTCGATCACCGGCTGGTCCGGTGCCTTCTCCTTGGCTCTGGGCATGTCAGATCCTCTCTGTGACTGCGATCTGGGCGTACTGGAGGTCGGGGTTGGGGTGGACCTCGAGACCCATGAGCTTCGGGAATGGCGCGGCGTACACGAAGATCGGGCCGTCGGGGCAGAGGCGCTCGAACATGGCCGGGGAGACCTGAATGACGCCAGGCCGCTTGAACTCGAGCAGCAGCGAGTCACGCGCCCGATGCACGGACGCCCGGATCTCGTCGAGCGCGCGGTGCTGCTCGCGCGTGATCCCCTCCATCACGTGACCGACTTCTCAAAGAAGTGATAGTCGGGGATCTCGACCTGGGCGTAGGTGTCGGGCTGGATATAGCCCGGCCAGACGTCGGCCTCCTTGCAGTCGCGGAGAATCTCGAGCCCCTGGGTGTACCGCTTGCGTCCGAGCTTGATGGATCGGGCGCCGAGCTGGATCACGGACACTGGGTAGGGCGGGTTCTTCTCGATCACGACGAACGCGAACGCCTTGGCCGGGTGGCCCAACGCGCGGAGTACGTCGAGGTAGTAAGGCGCTTGTATGAAGTAGCCGTACTCGGCGGCCCGCTTCTTGAAGACGTCAGGGTCGGCGGACTCGGCAGTCTTCACGTCCCCGAGCACCTGGGGGTGGAGCCAGTCGACCCGGACCCGGCGGCGCTGCCCGGTGACCTGGTGCTCGAGGTAGCCAGTGACCTCCGGCTTGCCCTCGGTGAGGATCTCCATGGCGAAGGCGTGCCGCTGGAGCGACTCGGCCATCGCCTCGGCCTTGTCGATCTCCTTGCGCAGCAGGGGAATGTTGCCGGCGGCGCGGATCTCGGCGGCGTGCGCGCGTGTCGAAGGCGACCGCATGTCCTCGGCCTCACCGAGGTCGGCCTTCGTCTTCGGGTCGAACCGGTGCGGCACCTCCGGGTGGGAGCCGACGCCGAGGATCAGGGTGTGCGCGACGTGGCCGAGGTCGTAGGTGTCCTTCGGCGGCGGCGGGTGCGTCAGACCCCAGTGGTAGAGCGCCGGAGCCGTGAGCAGCGTCTTGATACCGGTCTGGGAGATCGACTCGACGTCAGCGTGGTACGCGGCCTCGGCGATGTCGTCGTAGAGCCCGTCGACAGTGGGGATCTCAGTCATGGGTGGCATCGGGCTTCTCCTCGACCGGGGTGATGGTGAACGACACCTCGAAGCGGTCGTCTGGGCTGGGGTACTGGACCTCACCGAACGTGACATCACGGTGGGTGCCGTCGGGGTGGTGCAGGCGGACGACCTTCCCGGCAAGCTCCTCGGGGTCGAGGAGGGCGGGCGTGGCCTCAACGTGCGCGTCGTACGGGAACCTCGGCATCGCGACTGGCCTCAGCATGAGGTCGGCCGACATGTTGCGCAGCCGCTCGAGACCCTCGATCAGCGAGGCCGCGGTGGGCGCCTCGTAGTCGGTGGGCCATGCGACGGTGACGGGCTGGGTGAGTGCGCCGTTGATGATGGCCTCGAGCTCCTCGTCGTCACCCGGCAACACGGTGTCGGCAACGCGCGGGCAGTGCTCGCGGCAGTGCCGGCCGGGGCACTCGCGGGGGCCTGTGGCGTCCTCCACGATGAGGTCGATCTGGGTGGACACGCTGCGCGCCGTCCTGCTCGCTTTCCCGACGCTGACGCGGGCTGGGGCGGCGGGGAATACGGACCCATTTGGACGGTCGAGGACCATGGCCGCCATGTCGCAGAGCATGGTCTCCCACGCGACCGCCATCACAACCTCCGAATGCCGGGGTGGATCCGCGGGCCAGGGCAGCGGCGCCGACGGGCCAGCGGCGAGTAGGGCTGCTCGCACACGACACAGTCGACGACCTGACCGATAATGTCGGTCGCGGCCGGCCACCCCTCCTCGGCGTCGACGTCGGGGTCGGTGGCGACCTTGTCGAAGTGGTTGAGGAAGTCGTCGCCGATCGTCCTGATGGTGGTGATCGCCCACAGGTGCTCGTTCGACTTGATGGCGTAGACGACCTTGGGGTTGAGCTCCGGCTCCGGGGTCTGGTCGCTCATCGCTTGCCCCGGTGGTGCTTGATGGCGTCGCCGAGCAGGACGACGACCACGCTGATGCCGAAGGCGATCAGGATGAGGCCGACCATCCACATGCCGTCGGCGGTTCGCTGGCTCATTGCAGAGGTGGTGTGATCCACGGTGATACCCTGCCCTCGTCTGGTTGTTTGCTCCTGCTGGGGCCGTCCTTCTCGTCGGGGGGACGGCCCCTTGGTGTTTCACCTGTGGCCCGAGGTTTGAGGCTTCCCCTTCCTCGCCTCCCGGACCACAGGAGCCTGTCAGCCGGTCAGCTTCGTGACCGTGGTGTCGAGCTTCTCGGCGACCTTGGTGAGCTCGCCGATGCGGAACGCGACGCGTCCCTCGAGCCGCTGGTGGACCTGCGGCTGGGAGATGCCGAGGAGCTGACCGATCGCCTCCTGGCTGACGCCCTCGGTGCCCATGCGCGCACGGACGCGCCGGCCGATGCGGACGTTCTCGGCGTCGAGGATGGCCTCGGTGTCGCTGCTCATGGGGATAGGTCTACCCTATATCCGCGCGGCGTGCAAGGGCTTCGAGGTGAGCCTTCGTGTTGACGTACCGCCGGATCGCCCGTGCCTTCTCCGGCATCGGCTCGTCGATCAGGTCGCGTGTCTTGCGGTGTGCGTTCACCTTGACCGTCTGCGGAGCCGTCGACTCATCATGCGGCCCGTAGTCGTGCTGATGCCGGCGAGCCTGCGGGAGCGCCGGTGCTGGCGGCTTGTAGCCCGGCGAGCGCGGCCCGACCGCCTTGCCGTTGAGTGCCCGGCCGAGACGCGACGTCGTCTCCCGCACCCGGAACATGTCGATATCGGACTCCTCGTAGAACCACTCGCCCCGCTTGTCCATCCTCATCGGATGAACACCGGCCGCGCGCGCCGCGTTGACGGCCGAGACGAGAGCCCGCCCTGGCGCGGAGGTCGTTCCCGACATGCCGCGTGCGCCTTGAGGAAGGCGCTGTGCTCCCGCTGGGCTGCGGGCGCCCAGTCGTTCGACACGGTGAGCCTCGCGCCGCATGAGCATGTCGTGTCGATGGTCACCGGGTCACCGCCGCTGCGACCGCGCCCGACCCGCTGAATAGATCGTCGACGACATCTTCTTCCGGGCTATAGCAGAGCGCGTCTAGCACCCACCGTGTCCACTCTGGAGGCTTGGCTCCCTTGAAGCCAATGCGCGGCGCATTGGCTGTGAGGACGTCGCTGATCGCGCCGCGCCCGCCGCGGTTTGATCGTCTCCCCGTGGCGGGGTAGAGGATCACCGGTTCCCACATCGACCGCAAGCGATGAGCGCCGGGTTGGGCATTGGGCTTCACCCACGCCATAATTCGACAGGCGGCCGGCAGAGCGCCATACGCGGCCAGCCCGTCAGGTGACGTGGCAATAGCCCAGCCGTCGTACTCATCGGCAAGACGTTCGAGAAGAAGTCGATGCTCGGCCGGGTCGTCCCAATGGTGCGCCTCCGGGTGAAAGTCGGCCACCACGTCCTTACGGGATCGCTGTCCATCCCCGTACCAACGGGAGGCGCGATTCTTTCGACCCCCAGATCCGACGAACGGCGGGTACGGCGGGTCGGCGATGGCGAGCCTCATCGGGTCACCGCCGCTGCGATCAGGTCGAGCGACTCGTCGGCGAGCTGGGCGTACCGCGACGTCGTGTTCAGCGACGCGTGCCCGACGGCCCTGGAGACGCCGAGGAGGTCGCCCGTGGAGGCGAGCGCGACGGTGACGTACCGGTGTCGGAAACAGTGGTAGGTGCCCTCGACCCCGGCGGCATGGATGGCCCGATTCATGCGCTTCTGGAAGGTATTCACGTTCGGGGTCGTCGCCGACGCGGTGACGACGTTCTCGCCGTGGGTGAGCGCCGGCCCGATGAGGTCGAACAGCATCGGCGACAGGCCCACCATCCTCGTCTTCGAGCCCTTGCCGGTGACGCGCATCCGGTTCGTCTCGAGGTCGATCTCCGGCCAGTTCAGCGCGACCGCTTCCTCGATCCTCGTGCCGCCGTACGCGCCGAGAGCCGAGGCCCGCAGGAGATCCGGCTGCTCGCGGACGTACTCGAAGACGGCGTCGCACTCGGCGCGGGAGAACGGGCGCGGCAGGCCCGACGGCATCTTCGGCCCCTTGAGCCGGCGCGTCGGGTCGTCGAGCCGGTGCTCGAACAGGTCGGCCCACTTGTAGAACGACCGCAACAGCGACAGGTCGGCGTTGCGGGTCGCGGGCGACAGGTAGGCCCGCTCGGCGTACCAGTCCTCCAGCTCCTCGCGGGTCGCGGTCGCCGCGGTGGCGACGTTGGTGAGGACGCGGCGCCGGGCGGCCAACGTGTTCGCGGGCTCGTTCTGCTGGATGCACCAGCGGAGGTAGATCTGGGAGAGCTCGTCCATGCCCTCGAAGGTGATGTCACCCATCGACCGGACCGTCGACGACGTTCACGAGGAGGTCGACGATCTCCTGAGTGGGTATCGTCATCGCGCCCCGGAGTTGGTAGCCACGGACCCTCTCGAGCGCGTCCACCGAGCGGCCCATGCGGACGTCCTGCTCGTCGAATCGCTTCTCGCGCTCGACGTGGTAGTCATCGCGGGCGACCTGTTCGACGACCGCCGCGAGGAGACCCGTCGCAGCGTAGGCGAGCTGCGCCGC